TAATAAAGTACCTAATAGAGCTGGTATGGCTCAATGGTTCACTGGTAAACAATCACTTGAATTATTTGGTGGTGAATTAGAGGCATTCGGAAAAGGTGTTAAATCTTTCTCTAATGAAGTTAAAGATTTAGATTCTTCAAGTATTAATAATGCTATTGACGCAGCTGACAAATTAATACAATTAACTCATAAAGTACCTAATAGAGCTGGTATGGCTCAATGGTTCACTGGTAAACAATCACTTGAATTATTTGGTGGTGAATTAGAGGCATTCGGAAAAGGTGTCAAATCTTTCTCTAATGAAGTCAAAAATGTTGATGCAGATAATATTAGTAAAGCAACTAGTGCTGCAAAGGGATTAGCTGAATTGACTAATATTCTTCCAAATCGTCAGGGTATGGCTCAATGGTTCACTGGTAAACAATCAGTAGCTGTATTTGGTAAAGAACTTAAAACTTTCGGTACTGGTATTAAAGATTTCTGTAATGAAGTAAAAGACGTCAAAATGGAAAATACTACTGATGTTGTTAATGCTGTAAAAACATTAGCTGAAGCAGCCGGTTCATTACCTGAAGTAAAAGGCAAAGAACTAGAGAAAAGAGCTAAAGGTTTTGGAGAAGGAATTGGTCATATTGCTAATGGGTTTAAATGTTTCTTTGAAAAATTAAATGGATGTAACTTTAATATAGACACTATAAATTCAGCAGTTAATGGTGTCAAGACATTATCTGAGGTATTCAATAATCTTCCTGATAAAGATGGTGGTAAGATTGAGAATCGAGGATGGGGTCTTGGTGTCGCTATGGATCACTTTGCTAATGGAATGAGTAGTTTTGTTAATAAAATGAATGGAACAAGTTTGGATACTAATTTTATTACGAATATAACAAATTCTATCAAAACTATGGCTGAAGCTGTAAATGCACTACCAGACAAAGATGGTGGTAAGATTGAGAACAGAGCTTGGGGTCTTGGAGAAGCCATGAAACATTTTGGTAATGGTTTTGGTGAATTAATTGGAAAACTTGGTGGTTCATTCAATTCTGAAAAGATAACAAGCATTGCTAGTTCTATTAAGACCATGGCTGAAGCTGTAAATACACTACCAGATAAAGATGGTGGTAAGATTGAGAACAGAGCTTGGGGTCTTGGAGAAGCTATTAAACATTTTAGTAATGGATTAAAGACTTTAGACTTAGGTGAATTTGATGCTGAAAAAGCTAAATCTGCTGCTGATGTAGTAAAAACATTTGCAGATGTATTTCCTTCATTACCAGATAAAGATGGTGGTAAGATTGAGAACAGAGCTTGGGGTATGGGTTGTGCTATTGGCCATTATGCTAATGGATTAAAACAACTTGATCTTTCAAACTTTGATTCTGAGAAAGCTAAAATTGCAGCCGAAGTTGTAAAAAGCTTTGCTGATACATTTAATAGTCTTCCTGATAAAGATGGAGGAACTATTGAAAATAGAGCTTGGGGTCTAGGAGAAGCTATTAAACATTATTCTAATGGATTAAAGGCTTTCTGTGAGACAATATCTGAATCAGCTTTCGATAAAGTACAAGATGCTATCAATTATATTAAACAGTTTGCTGATATTACTCCAAATATACCGGATAATGCTGGTGCTAAATTAAGTGGATTTGCTGAAGGTATAAATCAACTAGCTCCAAAATTTGGAGAATTTATAAATAGTTTAAATGGTATAGATTTTACAAATGTCGATACTTCATTTGCTAATATAAAAAAACTATTAGACTCTTTAGATTCAGTATCTAATTTTAATATGGGTAATGTAAATAATATTAGTTCAGCATTAAAAACTATATCTGAATCATTAACTAATTTAGCAAATGTTCCAGCAGAAGCAGCTGATAATTTCAATAATGCTTTGAAAACTTTAGGACAGAATAGTATGACATCATTCTTGGATTCGTTTAAGGATATACAAACTGATATGAAAACTAAAGCTACTGAAGGTATTACCGGATTCACAGCTGGTGTTACAGATAATCAAGAGATTGCTACAACAGCATTAGAAAATCTTCATACTGCTTGTAAAGAATGTATAGTTCCTAGTGATTATGAAGATATTGGAAAATATGTAGTTGAAGGATTTGCTAGAGGAATATCTAGTAATGTTAAATTAGCAACTGACGCTATGAGTATACTAACTGCAAAAGTTGAAGCTCAAGCAAGACAAGATCTTGATATAAATTCACCTTCTAAATTATTTAGAAAGATTGGTTCTGGTATACCAGAGGGATTTGTTCAAGGTATTGGAATGTTTGGAAGTTCAGTTAAAAAATCTGTAATGAATATGAGTAGTAATGCTATTGATTCTACAAGAAAAGTATTATCTCGTATTGGAGATATAATAAATAGTGATACTGAGAATACAATGACTTTAAGACCAATATTAGATTTGTCTGGAGTTAAATCTGGAGTATCACAAATTGGTTCGTTGTTTGGTCGACCTTCATTAGCTGTAGCAACAAATATTGGGGCTATAAGTTCTAACTTCCGTGGAAGAAATCAAAATGGAAATACAGAAGTAGTTTCAGCGATAGATAAATTAAGAAAAGATCTTGGAGGAGTTAAAGGTGATACTTATGTTATTGATGGTATTACATATGATAACGGATCTGAGATACAAGAAGCAGTTAGTACATTAGTAAGAGCTGCTAAAATCGAAAGGAGGACGTAGCATGCCTAGAGAAGGTGATAAATGGCGTGTAGCCAGAGGTGATTGTCTTTGGAATATTGCACGTGCAGTATATGGAAATGGAGCTAGGTGGCCTGAAATAGCTTCGGCTAACGGATTGGCTACTAGTGGAAATCCAATAATTTATCCTGGTCAATTATTTAATTTACCAGGTATAACAAGCGGTGCACCAGCTCCGGCTCCTGCGCCTGCTCCTGCACCACCACCTGTTACAAGACCAAATATTGATTGGATGGCTTTAACATCTGGTTCAGAAAGAGAGATGTTAGCTATATGGTCATATAATCATAATAGATTTTGGACCAGGTGGGAACAATGGGATAATGCAGGTCATTTAATAATGATCTCAGAAAATAAAAATGTTGAATTTCATGATGAGGCTAAACAATCTATTGGAACTGGTAGAACAACTGAGGGATGGAATATAATTCGTTTCAGTGTTAGACCTGTAGATAATGATGGAAATCCATTACCAAATACAGATTGGGCAACAAAAGAATATGATTTTAGAAATAATCCACCTCAGTTACCACCAGATCCAGAATTCGGTATTGATGGTCAGAATAAGGCAACTATTACATTTAATAATATTAGTGAAAATATTAATGCTGATTCCATTGAAATTGCTATATATCAAGATAATACTATTAAGTATAAAACAGCTAAAGTAGCAATTAATACTGAAGCTCGTTATGCTAGATATATACAAGATGTTGATCCAGGTCACGAATACAAAGTAAGAGCTAGAGCTGTTCGAGGTAATATATATGGTGGTTGGACAAACTTTACTGCTAATGATATGTCATTACCAGTAGCACCATCTGAAATAACTACTTTAAGACCTCAAAAAATTAGTGAACAACAAGCTGTTACTTATGGTGTATTAGTTGAATGGCCTGCTGTTCAAACAGGTAAACAATATGAGATTCAATGGACTACAAATATAGAATATTTTGATACACCTTCATCAGGAGTAAGTAGTCAAACTACTGAAGAAGGACAAGGTACTAGGTTATTAATAACGGATATAGAATTGGGGCATGAATATTTCTTTAGAATTGGTTCAATTAATGATAAAGGACATTCTTTAGATTGGTCACCAATTAAATCAGTTACACTTGGTACAAAACCATCAGCTCCTACTACATGGAGTAATGTTACTTCATCTGTATTAGGTGAAGATTTGAATTTATATTGGAGACATAATTCAACTGATGGTTCATTAGAAACTTTTGCAAGATTACATTTAACGGTCATAGACTCAGCACATCCAGAATTAGAACCTATGGAATATACTAAGGTTATAGAAAATACTAAACCAGAGGAAGAAAGAGATCAAAATAGTGTTTATACAATTAATACTACAGATCCAGAATGGTCTGGTTTGTTAGCTGATGGATTTATAATTAAATGGAAAGTTCAAACAGCAGGTGTTATAGGCGAATATAGTGATTGGTCTATAGAAAGAGAGGTCAATGTATATACTCAACCAACTTTAGAATTAGACCTTACTAATAAAGATGGAATATCTATTGATGAAGTAAATGGGTTTCCATTTAATGTTAATATATTGGCTAAACCTTCTACGCAAAAACCAATAAGTTATTATATTGAAGTTATAGCTAATGATGGTTATAATACAGTTGATAATATTGGTGAAGTTAAGATAATAAATCCTGGTGATAAAGTATATCAAAGATACTATGATCCAGAAAGAAACGCATGGAGATTTCTATTAGAAATGACTCCTGCAATTATAGATTTAAAAAGTGGTATAAATTATACTATTAATGTTACAGTATCTATGGATTCAGGTTTAAGTGCTGTAGCTACTAAAAATTTTAATGTATCTTTAGGAGAAACTGGTTATAGTCCTTATGCTGATATTATTATAGATAAAGAAACATTAACAGCAAGTATACATCCATATTGTATGGAAAATTATGAAGATGCTGGTGAGATAAAACAACGTTTATCAGAAAATTGTACTTTAGCTGTATATAGAAGAGAATATGATGGAACTTTTACGGAAATCGCTACAGAGATTGAAAACGCAGAAAATACTTATGTAGTAGATCCGCATCCATCATTAGACTATGCTAGATATAGAATAGTAGCAAGGGCTGATGAAACTGGTACTATATCTTACTGTGATGTAAAGGCAGTCAAAGTTGGAGAACCTTCTATAGTTATTCAATGGTCTGAGAAATGGTCAAAATTTGATTATAATCCAGACGAAAATAATTTAGAAGTTCCTTGGGCAGGATCTATGTTAAAATTACCATATAATGTTGATATATCTGAAAATAAAAATCCAGATGTATCTTTAATTGAATATGCTGGTAGAAAACATCCAGTTAGTTATTATGGTACACAAATAGGTGAATCAGCTAGTTGGAATACTGAGATACCAGCTGAAGATAAAGAAACTTTATATGGTTTAAGAAGATTATCTAGATGGACAGGTGATGTTTATGTTAGAGAACCTTCTGGAACTGGATATTGGGCTAATATAACTGTATCTTTGAATATCAAACATTTAGATGTAGTAATACCTGTTTCTTTCTCAATAAAAAGAGTAGAAGGAGGTATATAATATGGCAGAAATAGATTGGACAGATTCTATGGAACAAACTTTTGAGTATTATGAAGTTGACCCAAATACTTGGAAAGATAAGAGACCATTAAATATGGTTAAAAATTGTAGCATAAATAGAGATGATGAAGCCGACACGCTTGGCTCTGCTACATTAGATATTGATAATACTTTAGGAGAATGTTATGTTAGAGTATATCTAATAATAGTTCAAAATGGAAATAGATTTAAAGTTGTTCTTGGTACTTTTTTAGTTCAGACTCCATCTAGTTCATATGATGGTAAGACTAGAAAAGTATCAATGGATGCTTATACGCCATTATTAGAATTAAAAGAAAACCCTCCTAAGTTAGGATTTGCTTTATTAAAAGGTGAAAATATTATGCGACAAGCATATTTAATCGTTAGGGATAACTGTAGAGCACCTGTTGTTGAAACAACATCTGACAAAAACTTAGAAGATAATTTTGTAGCAGATCCTAACGAAACATGGCTTAATTATATATCTGATTTGATAAGTCAAGCTAAATATAGATTGCATTTAGACGAAGAAGGAAAAATTTTATTTGCCCCTATTCAAAAAATAGATGAATTACAACCAGTGTATACATTTAATGACAATAATAGTTCTATATTATATCCCGAAATTACTATGCAACATGATTTATATGGAATACCAAATGTTGTAGAAGTAGTATGTTCAACAGGATTAAAGGAATACACAGCTAGAGTTGTGAATGATGATCCAAATAGTCCTATATCTACAGTAAATAGAGGTAGAGAAATATTATATAGAGATACTAATCCTAATCTTGTAGGATATCCTACAGAAGAACAAGTAGATGAATATGCTAGATTACTATTAGAAAGATTATCATCTGTAGAGTATCAAGTAACTTATACTCATGGATATTGTCCGGTTAGAGTTGGAGATGCTGTAAGATTAAATTATAAACGAGCTGGGTTAGATGGAATTAAAGCTAAAGTCATAAAGCAATCTATAAAATGTGAAAATGGTTGTTCAGTAAATGAAACAGCTGTTTTTACAAAAAAATTATGGAACTAGAAAGGAGAATATTATGGCTTTATCACAAGATCTTATAAATCAATTTGTTAAATTAGCAGATAGAGAAGAAAAACCTAAAGAAGTTACAGTTAACGGTACTTATAAGATGATAAACGGTGAAGAATATGTACAGATTGATGGTTCAGAAATTTGGACGCCAGTTACTTCTACTGTAGAAGCTGAAACTGGAGAACGTGTTAAAGTAATGATTAAAAATCATACGGCAACTGTTACAGGTAATATAAGTTCTCCTTCAGCTAGATCGAAATCGGTTCAAGATTTAAAAGACGAAGTCGATGAACAAGGTAATACTATTAAACAATTGGATAATACGATAGAACAGCAAAATAATAGTATTATACAGATAGATAATAATATTAAACAAGTTAATAATGACATTTTACAAGCTAATAATGCTATTAATCAACAAGGAAATATTATTAAACAATTAGATAATGAAATAAACCAACAGGGTGATGTTATTAATAGTATGAATAATGATATTACCGCTAATAGTAATGAAATTACAGCTATTAATAATACGATAATTCAACAAAATAATACTATTGCTCAACATGGTAATACTATTGAACAACAAGGAAATATTATAAAACAACAAGGAAATGAAATAAATCAACATGGTAATAAAATAGAACAGTTTAATAATGAAATAGAGCAACAAGGCAATGCTATTACTCAACTTAATAATAAAATTCTTCAACAAGATAATGTCATTCAACAACAAGGTAATATTATAGATCAACAAGATAATATTATTACTGAACATGGAAATAATATCACGATATTAAATAGTGGATTTAGTATTATAGATGGTGTATTAGTTGGATTAAGTCAAGCTATAATTGATGAATTAAAAACTAAACATTTAGATGCTGAATATGCAACTATTGATTTTGCTAATATTAATATGGCTGCAGTTACAAAATTATTCACTGAATCTGGTATAATTAAAGATTTAGTAGTACAAGAAGGAAAAATAACTGGAGAATTAGTTGGTGTTACAATTAAAGGTGATCTAATTGAAGGTAACACAATTGCTGCTGAAAAATTAGTTGTTAAAGGATCAGATGGATTATATTATAAATTAAATATAGATGGTCTTAATAATATTAGTATTGATCAAGCTTCAAAATTTGTATTATTAGATACTAAACCAGAAGATTGGGAAACTAATTATAAAGATTATTATTTAATATCTGGTAATAATTATGTTCATATTACTGACAACAACATACCAACTTGGCAAGCAAATACTTATTATAAATTAAGTTCAACTTATGAAACTGGATTGGATGGTACAAATATTGTAGCTAAATCTATTACTGCAGATAAAGTATCTGTTACTGATTTGGTGGCATTCGGTGCTACAATAGGTGGATATAATATAACTCAGCATTCTATATATTCTAGAGGAAAAAGTTCAGTTAATAGCGTATCTCCAGGATTATATATGGATGATGATGGGCAAATAGCTTTTGGTGATAATAAAAATTTTATTAAATTTTTCAAAGATACAGATAATCAATATAAAATTAGAATACAAGCAAATGAAATTTATACGAGTTCAGGTTCAAAATCTATAGCTGATCAAATAACAGAAGCATATAATAAAGCTCAAGCAGCTCAATCTAGTGCTACAGATATAACTAATAGGGTTAATGATAAAGAAAATAATTATAATTTTAAATATCATTTAGATGTTACTGTTTATGGTGATAGTAATAAATTTTATCCTGTTATTATAAAATATGGTAATCAAGATACAAAAAGAACCATAATGGTAACAAGAAGATATGGCGAACAAGCACCATCTGATTGGAATACTTCGACACATAAAGGTAGTTTAACATTAAAAATATTATGCAATTTTGGTGGTTGGCGGAGGAGCTAACTATTCTTGGGAAATACATGAATTAGAAGAAATGTATTCAGAAATATTTGGTGGAGCATGTAATTGCGGTAATAACTGCATGTTCGCCATATTCTTAAGAGGTGGCGGTGAAACTGGAGCTAAATATCATTTATATTCAGATCAACAATTGGACAGTACAAATAGTATGTATGATTATGGCTGGGATAATGATTTGCAAAAATATGTAAAAAATAAATTACCAAGTCCTCAAATATCATATAGAACTAATTATGTGCAATATAAATCTGATTTATGTTTTGGTAGTCCTGGAAATAAAATCCCAGATTCAAATGGTAGATATGATGATTTACAATATAAAGTAGATGCACCAGCACCAAGAAATATGCAACAGTCTGGTACTAAATATGTTAGAACTGCTGCTATAAATGAAGAAATTAGAATAAGAAAATTCATTAAACTTTCTCAAGATAATGACTCTATTTTAAAAGATTCAATTAAATCTGTAGTTAATTTATATTATGCATCAGATAGTTCAACTCCACCAACAAAACCTACTGCCCATATAACTGCAAATAGTAGTTCGTCATATAAAGTTTGGAATATTGCTTTACCAACTTATAATGAACAATATCCATATTTATTTACATGTAAAGAAACTTTGACAAATGGTGGTACTTACTCATGGACAAGTGTTAATCAAACAACATATTCAAATGCTATTAAAGAAATTCAAGGTGGTCTAAATTCTATACAATCTGATTATTTAAAAGAATCAACATTTAGTGAATTTAAGACAGATCAAATAGAAAAAGATAATGGTATAATACAACGTTTAAAACAGACAAGCGTTACTATTTATGGTAATGATGATGGTACTGTAGACCCAGAATCAGCAAGTGCTTTAGTAAACCATATTAATAAAGTAGATAATGATATAAATGCTGACGGTGGTATAAATGATAGATTAGGAGCCGCTGAAGATACAATAGATGGTACTGGTCTGAATGATTACGATCAAAGAGTAAAAATAACTCAACGTTTTCTAGATATTGAGACGGATGTTGAATCAATAAAAAATACATTCAATATTACAGGTGGAACTAACTTAGTTCAGAATTCAGTTGGATATTTTGCTAGTAATGACAATAAACCTACTATGTGGGATATAACATCTAATACTATATATACACCATTTGGGTATGATGGTGATTTAACAGGTGTGACCGTATCAAGAGGTAAATTATTCTGTGCTAAAGGAAGTATTAAAACAACTACAAATAACATTATAGCATTGTTATTGAATAAAATGATTTCTATATCATTTAAATATAAAAATGGAGCTAATGCTACAAGTAAAATAAAAATATTTAATGGATCTACTATATATTTTGAAAAAACATTTAACACAACTGTTAATCAATGGACTGAATACAGATTTAATCCAAATACTGATCCAGAGTTAGCTAATCCTACATTTTTAAATACTTCAAATTCATTACAAATTTTAATTGAATCAGCAAATTCAACAAATAATAATGGATTTGAAATAAGTGATTTGATGTTAAATTATGGTAATGTTAAACCATGGGAATTATTTAGTAATGAAGTTTATGGTGCAATGGTAAAATTATCTAGTTTAGGTATTGAAGTTACTGCTACAACTGCTAATACAAAAAATTTTATGACTACCGATGGAATATTAGTATATAGATATGATTCTAAAACTGATAAAATAATAGGTACAGAACCTATTACAAAAATAACAGATAATGGAACAGTAACAAATAAACTAGAATCAACTGGCGATATTATTGAAAGAAATTTAATTCAAACTATGATAAAAGACTCATCAAATCACGACATATATGTCGAATATATAAGATAAGGAGGTAATTGACTATGGCAACATCTGGATCATATTCAACATCACATATTGCAGCTCCATCAAGAAAATGGTATTGGGATGTATCTTGGTGGGTATCATCTTGGAGTGGAAATACTGCTACAATAAATTATGAAGTTTATGATAGAGTTGAAACTGGAACAAGTGGCAACACATGGGTTGGAAACTGGGGATTTAGTGGTAGTATAGCTGGAAATAGTTTCACAAATGTTCAAAGCGGTGATTTCGTCAAAGATAAGAAAAGAGCTTGGGGTAGTTTTACATTAGGTGGTGGATCTAATTTTAGTTCTAATTTAACAGCTCATCCTTATAGTGATTCTCATACATCATCGGGAAATAAAAGTTGGACATTAGATAATAATGTAGTTACACCAACCGTAGCTATTAATATTGAATCGAGAACAGAAACAACAATAACTGCATCTATGTCTGTAACAAATAATGGAAATGCTGGAATAGTTGATAATTTTATTGATTTATTTACAGATTCTGGTTGTACTAATAAAGTAGGTACTATATCAAGTACTAGCGGAACATTTACAGGATTAACAGCGAATAAAACATATTATGCAAGAGCTAATGCATCTAATGGTACATATAGAGGGTATTCAGGTGTTCCTTCTACTTCAACTTACCAATATCCTTATATATCAGCTGTTGATAGTTCGGATTTAACAATAGGTAATCAACAAAAATTAACTTTATATAATCCATTAAGTAGAAGTGTAGATATTTATATGAAAAAAGATAATACTAGTGGAACTACCTTATTTTCTAAAACAGGTGCTACTACTGGTACTTCATATTCTTTTACACCAACAGCCAGTACATTATATAATAGTATACCAGCTTCCACAAGTGGTAATTGTGTTTATTATTGCACTTATTCTGATCATACTGTTTCTAGTAAATCAGGTACATATAAAGTTAGTGGTAATAATGCACAAGCACCAACTTTTACAGATTTTAATTATAAAGATACTGATTCATTAGCATCTCAATTAACTGGTAAAAATGGTGTAAATAATCCTGGAATATTAATTGCTGGTTTGAGTAATTGTGAGTTTACTGTAACAACAAGTCAAAAAGCAACATCTGGTTATGGAGCAACATTAGATAAATACAACTTTTCTTGGCCTAATAAAGCTGGTACTTCTGCAAATTATTCTAGTAGTGCTAATGTAACAAGTACAATTAGTGATGGTGATACAAATACAATATCAGTATCAGCATATGATAAAAGAGGTCAATACAAAACAGTTTCAAAAACAGTTACACTTATTACTCCAACTAATGCTATAGGTGAGATAAATACAGTTCGTCAAAATGGCGTTAACGCTACTACTTATTTAAATGGAGCTATAGCATATTGGGCTGGAGATTGGGCTAATGGTTCTAGTAGGCCTAATGCTCTTTTAAAAGTAGAATATAGAATTAATAAAACTGGTAATTACTATGATATAACAAGTGCTGTTACTGCAAATAGCACAGCAGCTACTTCTGGTAAAATCAAAACTTTAACATTAAAATCGAATGTTGTGCAATTGCATGCTAATGGTTCTAGTGGAGGATTTACTGTTGGTGCATCTTATACTGTAGAGGTATTTGTTACAACCGGTTTGAACTCTACATATGTGTATGAAAACAGACAAAAAATTGCTGAAATACTTGTTACTTCAGGTATATTCGGTATGTCTCGATATAAAGATAGTAATGGCAAATACCATTATGGTATAAATGGTTTGCCAAAAAGTAGTTCTGCTTTTTATGTTAACGGACGAGCAGAAGTAAAAGATGATATAATTGGAACATTTGGTATTGTAGATACCAGAGATATTAATTCACCGCCATCGTATTATCATAAATCAAAAAAAGGTATAGTTAATGAATTTAAAACTTGCCAAAAAATAGATAATCCTTTTAGTCAAACCCATGCTAATGTATTAACTATCACTCCATGGGAGAATCAATCAGGTGGAAGACCAACACAAATTGCTATGTGTAGTTCTGGGAATACAACAGATGGTATAAAAATAAGACATGCTTCTAGTGATAGTGCTTGGGGGGTTTGGAAAGAGTTACCTTCTTTTGATAAAATTTATCCTGTACGGATCTATTTATATGAGTGTTAACTCAACAAATCCTAGTGTATTATTTGGAGGAACATGGGTTGCTTGGGGAGCTGGTAGAGTAGCAGTAGGAGTTGATACATCACAGACAGAATTTAATGCAGTTGAAAAAACAGGAGGAGAAAAAACACATGAATTAACAATAGCAGAATTAGCAAAACATACTCACACGTACCAACGTACTATATATAATGCTGGAACGAATGGATTTTTAAGTCAAGACGGCAAAGCAGGAGTTGGAGGTAGTTATACAACTGGAGAAACGGGAGAAAGTAAACCGCACAACAACTTACAACCATATATTACATGTTATATGTGGAAACGAACATCCTAGAACAAACATTAAATATCAGAAAATGATACTGCATAAAATAAATAAAAAAAGGAGGTTTAAAATGATTAAAACTCATGAAATCAATTTAAGTACATCTATATATAATACATTATTAAATACTAATAGTGTTATTATACAAGATGATGAAAAGAAAATAACAGAAAACGATTATGTTTTATTTAAACAAGTTGAAATTATAGATGAAAAAGAACAAGAAACTGGTTTATATATGTTTGTAAAAATTAAAAAATCAGTTTCAAATCATGTTGGACTTAAAGAGGGTTATATAATGATTACTTACGATGAAGTTAATTAACAAGGAGGAACAAAAATGATACAAGCAATCGCTACAGTTATAGTAGCTATAATAGGTTTAATTGGCATAATTATACAAAATAGATCACATACAAAATTAAAAAGTCAAGAAGAATTATTAAAAACGGTTGACGAAAAAATAGATAAATTAAAAACTCAATCAACTGAAGAGGATGAAAGACTTAATAGTAAATTAGACGCTATTGATATGGATAGTTGCAAAAGATTCCTCATTGTTGAAATGACAAAAATAAAAGATGGTACTTATATACCTAATGAAGAACAAAAACGTATGCTTCATGAAACTAAAACTCGTTATAACCATGATGGTGGAGATTCATACGTTGATAGCATGTTCGAAGGTTTACAAGATAAAGGATTATTATAATAGAAAGGAGGAACTATTATGATGGACTTTGCACAATTAATTATAGTAGCTATATTAGTTGAAGCTGTATGGGAAAATATTAAAATGATATGGCAATCAGGAAAGTTTAGTATTGATATGTTAGGTAGTCTTATCATATCTATATTGTTATGTGCTCTTGTCAAAATAGATATTTTTCCTATAGTAGGATTAAATATAGCAGTACCTATTATTGGATCTATATTTACAGGTATTATAGTTTCAAGAGGTGCTAACTTTGTTAATGACTTATTTAAAAAATTGAAAGGAGAATAACATGGAACCAAATGAAAATATTGAAAAAGAGCCTATAGATGTTAACACTCAAGAATTAAGAAAATTTGAAGAGGAGGAAAATTAATATGGCTAAAATAGGACCAGATATTTCATCATGGCAAGGGGATATTAATATACGTGAATTAGCAAATCATTGTGATTTCTTTATATTTAGAAGTCATGCAGGTATGTCTGAAGATAGTAAAGTAGCACGTAATGTTGAACTTGCTATTGATTCAGGTAAACCTTATGGTTTATATATTTATTCGTATGCATTAACTAGGGAAAGAGCTAAACAAGAAGCTGCTAATGTAATAGCATTTGCTAACTCAAGGAGAGTAAAACCAAAATTTTTAGTTATTGATATGGAGGATGCTGACGGTTATAAAGCTCGTAATGGTATGCCTTCAAATGATACATTAAGAGGTATTTGCACAGAGGAATGTGTAGCGTTTGAAAATGCTGGATATTATGCAATGATATATGCTAGTTCAAGTTGGTTCAAAAATAAATTAGATGGATTAAATAGATTTGACAAATGGGTTGCTCATTGGCCTACATCAGGTGGAAAACAAAAAGGAATGAATACCGATCCATCTGGAGAAAATGCTAATAATTGTGGAATATGGCAATTTACTTCAGAAGGTCATTTACCAGGATATAATGGAAATCTTGATATGAATTATTTATATAAAGATGTTATTCTAGGTGGAGATACTCCAGCACCACAACCAGCTCCTACACCATCTGTAGACGGATCTACTTTAGATCTAGCTATAAGAGTTATGAGAGGAGAATTTGGTAATGGAGATGATAGAAAGAATAATCTTGGAAATAGATACGATGAAGTTCAAGATTTTATTAATCATATTTACTCTGCTTCTACTGATCAGCTCGCTACGGAGACGATTGAAGGAAGATATGGTAATGGTGATCAAAGAAAAGAAGTTCTTGGATCTAGATATGATGAAGTACAAGATGCAGTAAATGCTCGTTATGATGGAGGATCATCTGAAAAGGTATATATTGTTAAACCTGGAGATATTTTGTCAAGTATAGCTGCTAAATTTGGAACGACATATCAAAAGATCGCTAGAGATAATAATATATCTGATCCTGATTTAATCTATCCTGGACAAAGATTAGTTATTAAATAGAATATAAGGGAGGATCAAATTATGTGGCAATATCAAAACACAGACGAGTTATATCATTATGGAGTATTAGGTATGAAGTGGCGGAGTAAGAAAAGAAGAATATTATAATAAAAAGTCAAAAGATTTAACCAAAAAAAGATCTGAAATATATAATAAAAAAGGTGCTATGTCTAATTCATATATAAATACTTCAAAAAAACTATTGGTATCTAAAGCTAAAAGAGATTATTATCATGCAAAGAATACAGGAACTAAAGCTGATCGTATGGCAGAAAAAGAAAATCTTAAATTTGCAAAAAGTATAAAAAAATATGGTACTGGAAATATGTTTGGAACTAGAAGTGTATACGGACAGAAACCTACTCCAAATGAAATAACAGCTATAAATATAAAAGAATCTAGAAAATCTAATATTAGAGAAAAAGGAAGAACTGCTACTAGATTAGCATTAACTGTTGTTGGGCCATTAGTCGTTGGTGTTGGGGTAGCAGAATACAAATATAAAAAACTTAATGGAAGATTTGGTGTTCCATCTTTTATGTTTAAAAATGGAATTTTACAAACAATAATAAAATAATATTAATATAAAGGGGCGAAATAATCATTCCCCCTTCTTTTTTGCAAAAATCACAAATTTTTTAGCATTTTCCGAAAAAACGACCTTCGAGAATCGATTTTAAGCTTTTTTAAAAATTAAGGAATATAACTTGTTTATAAAGGGGGTAAAATTGATTATAGGGCATTCTCATACGTATACGGCGATTTGGTCATTTTTAGGCATATTTTTAGGCTATTTCGCGTAAAAATCACACCTTTTTATAGAAAAATATTATATAAATTAAAAGAAAGAGGTGATTATTATGAAAAATCTATTATATGGAGTATTCACAACTTTATTCTTATTTGGAATCGGCAAAATAATATACGATACTGGAGTAGAAAGTCAAAGAAAGAAAAACGAAAGTATTGTTATAAATATTAAAAAAGGTTCTATTGATGAATTAAGAAAAATATTTAATAAAGTAGAGGAGTCTTAACAGACCCTCTTTCTTTTTTCGCGTGAAATACATATTGTATTATAGAAGGAGAGTGATTAATATGAAAAATGAATATTTGGAAAATAAATTAGAATATTTAAAAGGTGGATTAGTATTAATAGAAAAAGAACTTAATAAATTAAAGTTAAAATTTCTAAAATTGCAAATAACACCAGATAATATTAAAAAGTATAAACAAATTAAAGCTGATTACATATTAGTTAATAATACAATAAAATATATAGAGAAGACTATTGAAGAATAGTCTTTTTCTTTTTCGCGTGAAATACATTGCATTATATAGGAGGTAATAAAGATGGAAAATATTATAGAAAGATTCAAAGCAATTGAAAAACCAGAATCAGTTAAAAAGGTTCGTTTAGGAAAATATTCTAAATTAATGAAAGACGGATATAGTCCAAATGAAATTTTTAATACTATTCAAGATTTAACAGTTGAAGAAGCATATGTATATTATCATCTATGTTCTAATAAATAATTGAGGAGTCTTAACAGACTCTTTTATTTTTCGCGTAAAATTCATGTTATTATATAGGAAACTAAGGAGGTATTAATTATGGAAATTAAACAAGAAAGAAACACAGGAAAAAAATCGAAGAAGAGAAAGATCACATTAACCAGTCGATTCTATGCTCTAATGTGTATAGTATTAGGAATACTATCTATATTCATATTTAAAGCAATTGGCGAAATAGATATGACAGGACCAGTATTTGCAATATTCTTAGGCACATTAGGTTACATAGGAACTTTTGGAGAAGATAACTAATCTTCTTCTTTTATTTTTTCGCGAAAAAAACAAGCACTATAATGGAAAGGTATAGTGGCAGGTGATGTTGCCAAATTGTATATTCTCAAATACAATCATACCTTTCTAATTTTTAAGAAAGGAGAAAATGCTATGGGTAAAAATTTGAGTTTACATTGCGGCATACGTTTAGAGAAGTATATCATTGATATTTGGGAAGATACTATATGTAATCAAGTTGGTATACATTATCTTTTTCGTTTTCCAAACGGATATGGTGCGTCTGTAGTTAAAGCTTATGGATGTCATGGATTTGAAAATGATCGATGGGAACTAGCATGTACTTTATACGAAACCGAGGAACCTGATATTATAGATCCTGATGAAGAATATATGTTAACGTATCCATACGAAATAATGCATGGTTTAGACGTATTAGGAGATTTAAGAGATAAAGATGTTAGAAGAATTCTGTACAAAATAATGAAATTATAATTGGAGGTATCTAATGAAAAAGAAAAATTATTTATTCAAAGGTGTTACAACTGATATTTTAAGAATATGGGCTAATGAATGTGCTCCAGAAATTAAAGATTACATAGAACGTATTGAAATGGTTGATGCTCAAATAAAATTAACACCGTTAGAAGCTATAGCTGCTAGAAATCAAATCAAAAAATTTAATGAAGAATGTGGAACAAAATTAAGATTATTAAAAATGAAAGACTAAACGCGAAATTTACATACTTTATTATAGAAAGAGGTAAATAAATTTATAAGGAGGTATTTAATATGAATAGGATATTGAATGTTATAATAACTGGATTATTAACAGGTATCACTTGTACAATTGGTATGAAGATTGGACAAGATATACTTGATAAAGTTGAGGTTAATAAGACAAAAAATGCTAAAATAATTAAAATTAAATCTTAATCGAATTTTACCTAAAATATATAAGGAGCAGCAAATGCTCTTTATTTTTTCAGAATTAGAAAGGAGAGTGAACTTATAATGTTATATTACTTAATAGGTTCAATAGTTGGTATTATAGTTCGGAATAGCTGTAACACTAGCTTTTATATTTCCAAAAACTACTTGGGGATATATAGCTGTTGATGAACATACTCAACAAATGAGAGTTCATTTATATCCCGTTGATTTGAAAAACGGTAAAATAAAAAAAGTAATAATGCAAGTGGTATATGGTGCTAGAATACCATTAGATGAAACGCGAGAATAACTTGTCCTTTAATGGAGAAGGTATTATACAAATATATTAATAGGAGGAATGTGTCATGCACAAAATTAAAGATGCGCTATGGAGCGATTATGAAAATGTGTCTGGTCTTATTAAAGGTTTAGACAAGAATAGTGAATACTATGGAGATGCAGTAAAAGAACGTGATAATATTAGAAAGGAATTAATCGAACTTGCACAGATAGAGTCAAATAAAGTAATAAGCGAAAAACAACTAAAATCTGAAATAAGAAAAGATCTAATTAACAAAATAATAGATGTAACAACATTTACAGTAACAACAGCGGTATCAATCTATTCAATAGTATTAACATTTAAATTTGATCAGTCATCAACAATAACGAGTACATTAGGACGTAATATTTTAAGTGGAGCCATTCCCAAAGCGAATAAGAGGTAATACACTATCTCGCACTAAAGGACTATACAAAGTCCTTTTAGTTTTTAGATAGATATTTTTAAAAGAAAGGAGAAATTATATTCATGACAAACGCACAATTTTTATTTAAAAAATATTCACCAGTGATTTTAACAGGTATTAGTATGGTAGGTGTAGTATCTACAACAGTTTTAGGTATTAAAGCAACTCTAAAAGCTCTTAAGTTAATTAATGAAGCTGAAGCAGTTAAAGGTTCTAAGTTAACGAAGAAAGAAGTAGTTAAAGTAGCTTGGAAACCCTATATACCTACGGCTATTAGTTGTGTTACTACATTAAGTACTATATTAAGTTTACATATTTTAAATTCTAAAACACAAACAGCATTAACAACAGCATATGCAACACTAAATAATTTACATCAAGAATATGTAGCTAAAACGAAAGAATTATATGGTGAAGATGCTGATCAAAAGATTAAAAATGCAATATTAAATGATCATCCAAATATGATTAAAGACTTTCATGAAGACGGTCAGCTATTCTTTGATTATCAATCTTTGCGATTTTTTGAAAGTAGTATCGAAGATGTTTTAAAAGCAGAAGACGATTTAAATGCTGAATTCGCTGCGAATGGGGTTGCTACTATGAACGATTTCTATCAATTATTAGGTTTAGATACTCTTTCATATGGCGACGAAATAGGTTGGTATGATCATGGTACATATTTTGAAATTAAGTTTGAAAACCAACTTTGTCCAATGGATGTTGGAGATGAACGAGAAGACAAGATAAATGTATTTATAATTAATGCTATTACCGAACCAAATGTATGTTTTGATAATTATGGACAAATCATAAGATAACGCGAAAAAAACTTATCCTATAATAGAAATAATGTAAAAAGGAGGCAAAAATATGAACCCAAAGATTTTAACTTTTATTGGTTTGGGCTTAACACTAGCTGGTACATTAGTTAGTACTATAGCTACAAACCAAACACAACAATTATTAATCGATGAGGCAGTTAATGCTAAAATTGCAAATTTACCAAAATAGAGGACAGCAATGTCCTTTAATTTTTTAGAAAGGAGAACAATATGAATCAAAAAGTTGTAAAATTTTTCAACAACTCAAAGAAATTTTTAGGAAAACATAGTCCTGAAATTTTAACTGGTATCGGAATAGTCGGCATGGGTTATTCTATTGTTTCTGCGGTCAGAGCTACACCAAAAGCTATGACTTTAGTAGAAAATAAAAAGATAGAATTAAATGTTAACCATTTGACACCTAAAGAAACATTCTTAACAGTATGGAAACCATATTTGCCATCAGCTTTAAGTTTTGCAGCTTCAAGTGCATGTATAATAGGTGCTAGTGCAGTAAATTACAAACGAAATGCAGCATTAGGAGCAGCTTATGCTTTATCAGAACGTACGTTAATAAGGTATAGAGATAAAGTTATAGATACTCTTGGTGAAAGAAAAGAACGAGAGATAAGGGACAAAATCGCTCAAGATGATGTCAATAATAATCAACCTTCTCCAAAACAAGTAGTTGTTACATCAAAAGGCAACACCCTATGCAAAGATATGATTTCTGGAAGATATTTTAGATCTGATATCGAAACTATTAAACAAACTATTAACAAACTTAATAGACGACTTACATACGATCATTATATATCATTAAATGAGTTTTATGGTGAACTTGGATTAGATGATATAAAAAATGGCGATTTAATGGGTTGGAATTTAGATAATGGTTTGATAGAACCAAATTTCAATGCATGTATAACAGAAGAAAACGAACCATGTATTGTATTTGATGTTGATGTAAGTCCGAAGTATGACTTCGATAAACTTATATAAATTAGACGCGAAAAATGCATACACTATAATGAGACAGAAAGGAAAGGAGGTTTCACACCTATGGATAATAATAAAGAATTAGAAACAGTACAAGAAGTTGCAGAAGTAGCTGAAGTTTCAACTACAAATAATCTAGTAAAAATTGGTGTTGGTATAGGAATAACAGCAGCATTAGTAGGATTAGGTTACATAGTAGTTAAAAAGATTAAAGCTAAAAAGAATGCAATGGTAGATACTGTAGAATATTCAGAAGTTAATTCAGTCGAAGAAGAAACCGAAGAATAATGTCTTTAATCGATTAAAGGAGTATCTATAAAACAGATACTCTTTTTATTTTTATTTTAGAAAGGAGAATAACATTGGAAATTCAAGATTATCCACCAAACTCTCATAAGTATAAAGAGGAACAAAAAAGATTAGCTGAACAAAAAAATGAAAAGAGAGTTACAGAAAAAGTAGTAACAGGTACAGTCAAACGTAAAAAGAAAGGTTTGTTTGACAAATTTATGGGTAATATAATCTCAGAGGATGCACCTAGTGTTAAGTCTTATATTTTTGGAGATGTATTAATTCCAGCAATTAAAAAAGCCATTTCTGATATTGTAACAGATGGTATAGATATAATTTTGTATGGAGAATCTAAAAGAGGTAGAGGACGCTCTACAGCTGATAGAGTATCATATAGAAATTATTATGATGGAGGATCTTATAATAGACCTCAAATGAATGAAAGACGATCATTAATAGCTGGTCAATATTCTTATGATGATATTATACTTCCAACTCGAGGGGAAGCAGAAGATGTCTTAGCAAGAATGGATGAACTAATGGATACATACGGATTAGTAAGAGTAGCTGATTTATATGATCTTGTAGGTATAACCGGTAATTATACAGATAATAAATATGGATGGACTAATATAACTAGAGCTGAAATTGTTAGAACTAGAGATGGTTTTATGATTAAAATGCCTAGAGCAGTTCCAATTGATTAAAAAGAGAGGAGAATAAAATATGTTAAAATTACCAACTAATTTAAATAGAATGATACATACAGTTGGATTTCAGGCAAAAAAGCATGCTCCTGAAATCTGTACTACATTAGGTATTATAAGTGGTATCAGTGCCACAGTATTAGCATGTAAAGCAACTAGAAAAATAGATGTTATATTTAACGAAAAGAAACAAATTGAAGAAAATATTGAATCATGTCTTGCTGATAGTAAAGTTCAATATACAGAAGAAGATGCAAAGAAAGATATTTATATAACGAATGTTCAAACAGGAGTTAAATTATTAAAAGTTTATAGTCCAGCAATAGTTTTAGGAACATTATCAATTGCATCTATATTGTTTGGACAAAAAATATTAAAGAAAAGAAACGCAGCACTTGGTGCAGCATATTTAGCAATGGAAACAGGATTTAAAAACTATAGAAAAAATGTAGTTGAAAGATTCGGCGAAGAAGTTGATAAAGAACTTAAATATGGAATTAAGGCAAAAGAAATAGTAGAAAAAGATGAAAAAGGAAAAGAAGTAAAAAAGACAGTATATGAAATAGACGGAAATGTTAAAGAAATAAGTCCTTACGCTAGATTTTTTGAAGAATCTTCAGATCAATGGAAAAAAGACGCAGAATATAATTTAATGTTTTTAAGAAAAACACAAGATTATGCAAATGATGTATTAAAATGTAAAGGATATTTATTCTTAAATGATGTTTATGCTATGTTGGGTATTCCTAAAACAAAAACAGGTCAAATAGTTGGTTGGAAATGGGATAGCCGAAAAGGAGATAATTATGTTGATTTCGGTATATATGATGTAACTGATGAAAGAAAAAGAGCTTTTGTTAATGGTTATGAAAGAAACATATTATTAGACTTTAACGTAGATGGACCAATATTACAAAACTTAGAATGGGAGGATTAGTAGCAATGAAAGGTGTATTTATATTTTTAGCTGGTGCTGGTGTAGGTGCTGGTGCCACTTGGTATTTTGTTAAAAAACATTATGAAAAAGTAGCAGATGAAGAAATAAAAGATGTGGTTACAAGGTTTAAAGCACATAAAGAAACTTTACAAAAAGAATATGCAAGTGTTCCAGATGAAAATTCCAATCCTAGTTATGAGGGAAACAGCCGAAGAAATAATGTGGTCCAAATGGAAAGACCAATATCATCAGATTTTAATGAAGAATTATCTAATGGAATCATAGATGATCCTAAAGGCGAAAACGAAGGTGTTGCACCTTATGTTATATCTGAAGAAGAATTTGGTGAAATAGAAGATTATGATCAAAAAACATTGTTCTGGTATTATAGAGATAATATTTTAGCTACAGATGAAGATCTTGAAGTAGAAGATAAATTTACAACTGTTGGTGACGCTTTAGAAGAATTCGAAAAAGATAGATATTTGGAAAGAGTTCTTGTAAGAAATGAACAAGACGAAACTGATTATGAAATATTAGTCTCTGAAAAACATTTTTATGAAGTAACAGGAGGAGATACCGAATAATGAATTATATAGATCAGGTTAAAAATAGATATTTTGAATGGCTGTATAACTATGCTTGTAGAGGGAGAATAAGCGAACACATATCATATAGAAAATTATTTATGAATTTGCATAATACACAATTTGACTTTTATATTCGTAATGATGTCAATAGAGCCATGGATGGAGTTAACCTGAGGTATCGATTCGGAACGGTTATAAATGATGATAAAGCTTTTGATATTTTAGATGAACCATGTAGTGTTCTTGAGATGATCTTAGCATTAGCTATTAGAATGGAAGAACAAATAATGGATGACCCAAGTTATGGTGATAGAACTCAACAATGGTTTTGGGGAATGCTGTCAAATATTGGCATTAGTATGATGTCAGATGATATTTATGATGATAAGTATGTTAACGACTGTATCTACAGATTTTTAGAAAGAAGATACGAATCGAATGGAAAAGGAGGCCTATTCTATATTCGTAATTGTGATCAAGATCTTAGAGATGTCGAAATATGGACACAAATGTGTTGGTATTCAAATACAATAAATTAGAAAGGAGGAACTTCAGATGATCGATGTATTAATAGGAGGCATTACTAAAAATACTGAGACTATAGAAAAATTAGCTAAAAAAATAAATTTTAGATTTGTTTTAGTAGGAATTGGACTAATTGCTATAGTAAAAATAATAAATGATCAAAACAATAGAATAGACACTATTGAAGAGGAGTTATCAGAGTTAAATACGGAAGGAGAATAGTCAATGTTAGATTTTTTAATGTTTGAAAAACATTTTGTTAATAAAACAGGAAAAATGGAAATCTATCCTACATTTCGACTATATCCTAAACCAAAAGATCTTATGATTAGAGGTGGAGATTTTTATGCTGTATGGATTGAAGAAAAACAAATTTGGTCTACAGACGAAGATGATGTATTAGCTTTGATCGATATAGAAACTCGTAAACAAGTTGACGAATATAATAAAGCAATGGGCGAAAATACAGCATATGGAATATATTTATATAATTCAAATAATAATTTAATTGATAGATGGCATAAATATTGTCAAAAGCAAATTCGTGATACCTATAAAACTTTAGATCAAAAACTTATATTTTTGAATGAAGAAATAACTAGAGAATGTTATGCTACTAAACATCTTCCATATGCTTTAGAGCCAGGTAATATAACAGCTTATAACAGATTAATGGATGTATTATATACACCAGATGAACGACATAAGATTGAATGGGCTATTGGTTCAATAGTTAATGGTGATTCAAAAGAATTACAAAAATTTATGGTATTTTATGGAGCATCTGGAACAGGTAAATCTACTGTATTAAATATTATACAGATGTTATTTGAAGGATATTGGTGTGTATTTGATGCTAAAGCATTAGGTAGTGCAAGTTCTTCATTTGCTTTAGAACCATTTCGTAATAATCCATTAGTTGCTATACAACATGATGGCGATTTGTCAAGAATAGAAGATAATACAAGATTAAATAGTTTAGTTTCTCATGAGCATATGACAATAAATGAAAAATTTACAAAAGCATATGAAAACAAATTTAATTGTTTCTTATTTATGGGTACTAACAAACCGGTAAAAATTACTGATAGCAAATCTGGTATTATAAGAAGATTAATAGATGTAACACCTAGTGGAAATAAAGTATCAGTAAGTGAATATAATTCATTAATGAAAGAAATTAAGTTTGAATTAGGTGCTATAGCTTGGCATTGTAAAGAAGTATATGAAAGTAATAAAAACTTTTACAACAAATATGTTCCAGTATCTATGATTGATGAAACAAATGATTTTTATAATTTTATGTTGGACGTATATCGTATATTTAAAAAAGAAGATAGTACAACATTAAAACAAGCTTGGGAATTATATAAAAATTATTGTGAAGATGCACGAGTAAGTTATCCTATGTCTATGAGAGCATTTAAAAATGAATTAAAAACATATTTTAAAGAGTATTATGACGAATACAAAACACCAGATGGTGATCATGTTAGAAGTTTCTTTAAATGTTTTAATATTGATATTTTAAAACGTGAAAAGGAACAATCTAAAGATGAATTACCAAAACCTAAAAAATATGTTATAGAGTTTAAGAAACAAAAATCTATATTTGATCAAGAATGTGCTGATTGCTTGGCACAATATGCTACATCAAAAGAAACACCTAGTAAAAAATGGGATAATGTAAGGTTAAAATTAAGTGAAATAGATACATCAAAAGTACATTATGTAAAAATTCCAGAAAATCATATAGTAATAGATTTTGATTTAAAAGATGAAAATGGTAACAAATCTTTTGAGAAAAATTTGGAGGCGGCAAGTGAATGGCCAGCTACTTATGCAGAATTATCTAAGTCTGGTCAAGGTATACATTTGCATTATATTTTCTTAGGAGATGTTACACGATTAAGTCGTGTGTATGCGGATAGTATAGAAATTAAAGTGTTTACAGGTAAAAGTTCACTTCGTAGAAAGTTGACTAAATGTAATAACTTACCTATTAAAACTATTAGCTCTGGTTTACCTATGAAAGGAGAGAAAAAATTGGTAGGCGATAATGTTATAAAAAGTGAAATAGGTTTAAGAAAACTTATTGAACGAAATCTTAATAAAGAAATACATCCTGGTACAAAACCAAGTGTCGACTTTATCTATAAGATATTAGAAGATGCCTACGAACAAGGTTTAAGATACGATCTTTCAGATATGAAAAATGATATTTATGCTTTTGCAGCAAATAGTACTAATCAAGCTGAATATTGTATTAAACTTGTTAAACAAATGCATTTTAAAAGTGATAATCCATCTGAAGCAGTTGACTCAAAAGAAGATATTATTGTATTTTATGACATTGAGGTATTTCCTAATTTATTTTTAGTTAACTGGAAAGTTAAAGGACCTGAAAATAAAGTAGTAAGAATGATAAATCCAACTCCAAACGATATAGAACAGTTATTAAAATACAAATTAATAGGATACAATTGCAGACGATACGATAATCATTTAATATATGCAAGACTTATGGGATATTCTAATGAACAATTATATAATCTATCTCAAAGAATTATAAATGGAGAACGTAATGCGTTCTTTGGAGAAGCTTATAATATATCTTATACAGATGTTTATGACTTCGCATCAGCAGGTAATAAAAAATCTTTAAAGAAATTAGAAATTGAGATGGGTATTCATCATAAAGAATTAGGATTACCATGGGATCAACCAGTACCAGAAGAAAAATGGACTGAAGTCGCTGAATATTGTGATAATGACGTTATTGCAACAGAAGCGGCATTTAATTATTTATCTGCTGATTGGATGGCTAGACAAATTCTAGCTGATTTGGCAGGTTTGGGTGTTAATGATACAACAAATACATTAACAACAAAAATTATATTTGATCAGGAAAAAAAACCTCAAAGTAAGTTCTTCTATAGAAATTTAGCAGAACCTATATTTGAGTTAGATCCTGAAATAGAAAAATTTTTAAAGAAAGCTTGTCCTAAAATGATGTCTCAAAAACACGGAGAAGCGAAATCTATTCTTCCATATTTTCCAGGTTATAAGTATGAGAATGGGGTATCAACTTATAGAGGAGAAGAAGTAGGAGAAGGAGGTTATGTTTATGCTGAGCCTGGTATTCATTGCAATGTTGCTTTGTTGGATGTTGCTAGTATGCATCCCCACAGTGATATTGCTGAGTGTCTATTTGGACCTGAATATACTGAAAAATTTAGGGATATTGTTGAAGGAAGGGTTTCTATTAAGCATGAAGATTGGGAAGCAGTTAGTAATATGCTTGACGGAAAACTTACGCCGTATATTCAAAAAGTAAAAAATGGTGAGATAACATCTAAAGATTTAGCTAATGCACTTAAAACAGCAATTAACTCTGTATATGGTTTAACAGCTGCAAATTTCGATAATCCATTCAGAGATATTCGTAATAAAGATAATATAGTTGCAAAACGTGGAGCTTTGTTTATGATAGATTTAAAACACGAAGTGCAAGCTAGAGGTTTTACTGTTGCTCATATTAAAACCGATTCAATAAAGATACCTAATGCAACACCAGAAATTATACAATTTGTTATGGATTTTGGTGAGAAATATGGATATACATTTGAACATGAAGCTACATACGATAGAATGTGTCTTGTAAATGATGCAGTTTATATTTGTAAGTATAAAGGTGGTAAGAAAGATGGAAAATGGGATGCTACTGGCACTCAATTCCAAATTCCTTATGTATTTAAAACATTATTTAGTAAAGAACCTATTGAATTTAATGATATGTGCGAAACTAAATCAGTAACAAGTAGTTTATATTTAGATATGAACGAAAATTTACCAGATGTTAGTGATTTAGAAAAAGAACTAGCAAAATTAAATACCAAATTACGTAAAGGTGAAATTCAAGAAAAAGAATATGAAGTTCAAGCAACTGTTTTAGAAGAACAAATAGCAAAAGGACATGATTATCAATTTGTTGGCCGTGTTGGTAATTTCTGTCCTATATTACCAGGTCATGGTGGAGGATTACTTGTTAGAGAAAAAGACGGAAAATATTATGCAGCAACAGGATCTAAAGGATATAGATGGCTTGAATCAGAAACTGTTAGAGGATCGAATGAAAAATTTATTGATAGATCTTATTATAATAATTTAGTAGATGATGCAATAGCTACAATAAATAATTATGGAGATTTTGAATGGTTTGTTTCGGACGATCCATATCCCTGACAAAGAAAAACTTGAATTGACAATAGACCGGATGTTATGCTAAATATCCACCATGTCGGAGATCCGCACTATGAAACATGTTGGGATTGTCCAAAATTTGATATGGACGAGTGCAAATTAGGACATAATCTATCTAGATATGTTATTCATTGCCGCGATTAAAACATACTATAATATAGAAAGGAGAATAAAGGTATGAATTTAAAAAATTTAAAAAACAAACTTAAAAATAAAGTAAAAGAAACTAAAACAAAGGAATTTGTAGAGGAACATAAGAGTAATTTTGTCAAATATGGCATTTGTGCTGGAGTTGGTTTAGTAGGATATTTTACTTTATCAAAGTATGTACAACATGTATTTGATCAAAAATTATTATGTGAATTAAAAATGCGTAGTGTGTCTTATAACACAGCTGCTGTAAAAGTTAGTGGTGAACAAAATGCTGCTAAAATTTACGAAATGGCTAAAGCTATAGACCAAAGTATGCATACAGAATTCGCTGGTTTGCGATATAAAGATGTTGACAAGATATTAACAAATAGAGGTACTAGTTTACCAAAAGCACAATAATGAGGATATTATTATCCTCTTATGTTTTTATTTTAGAAAGGAGATAAGATTATGAAAATTGATATTCATAACGGTATTTTGCAAATAGAAGATGCAAGAATAATTTATAGAAATTTTTCAGGGATAGGAAGTAAATATAATAGAGAAGGAGATAGAAACTTTGCAGTTATTATACCTAACCAAGATATTTGCGATCAATTAATAAATGAAGGATGGAATGTTAAAATTAAGCCACCAAGAGATGACGACGAATCACCATTTATGTTTTTACCAGTTAAAGTAAAATTTAACAATAGAGGTCCAGGGGTTTATGTAGTGTCTGGAAAGAAAGTACAAAAATTATCAGAAGAAACCATTGATATGCTAGATGAAATAGATATTTCTAGTGTTGATATGGATATAAAAGGTTACGATTGGGAAGTCAATGGTAAGACAGGAAAAAGTGCATATTTGCAAGCTATTAATGTTATACAAAATATTGATAGATTTGGTGCTAAATATGCTGCTGATGAATTACCATTTTAATGAATATGGTTGTATCATATATTAAAGAAACTTATGCAGATGATTACAATACACTACGACAAGCAATAGTAATAGATACATTTATAGATATCCAAAGTAATGGTCTGCATAGTAAAATTTTAAGGGAAAAAATTAATCCTAATTTACATCTTATATTAGTTGAACATATAGATGAGAAAGGAGAAGTAATATATGCAAAGAGACCCTGAAGATATTAAGAATGATTTAGACAAGAGTGATTTAAATAACGATTCCTTTCATCCTAAAGCACAATATACCAATTGCAATCCTGGTCAACAAGCAGCAATACAATTGGTCCGCTATGCATTTTCTGAGGTATACAAATGTATGGACGAATTACTTCGAGATGGTAGAGAAACATCAATTGCATACACAAAACTTGAAGAAGCCCAAATGTGGGCAATAAAAGGTATCACAAGATCACCTGAATATGGAAAGGATGAATAGTATGGAAATAGAAAAGAAAATTATAGCCGGTTCACTTGAAGATTTGGTACAAGATATCGAACATCTTGATGAAATTACATTAAGAGATACTGTACAATTCATGAATAGTGATGATTATAAAACTAGATTTGTAGGTGAATACTTACAATTAAAAATTAGATATAATGGTCTACGCAGAATGTTAATCAAATTAGAAGCTGGTACTCTAGAATTTACACCTACTTGTGATTCTACGGTATTAGAAAATCAAGCTTATTATATGGAAAATTACTTACGTGCTTTAGAAGTTAGAGCTGAAGTAGAAAAAATTAAATTACCAAAAATATAAGGAGGTACGATTATGTACGTTATAATTAAAGAATTAGAAAATAGTAATTTTACTTATTTTAGTATGCTAGCATCTAATGGTGTATTTGAAGATAATAATTTAGCAAAAGCTATTATATTTCCAACAGCGGAATTAGCTACAAAACAAAAAGAAGTATTAGCAGCATTAAATCCAAATGATACATTTAAAGTAAAACAAATAGTATTACAAGATATTCAATAGGAGGATTATTAAATGGCAAATAAAAATAGAAAAGAACCTATAAGAAAAATATATAATAGAAAAATTATGAGAAATATTTTAAAACATTCTATGAGAACAAATAAAATTAGACAAGCTTGGCATGCTCTTAGAAAAGAAGGGAGAATATAATGAGTATTCAATATGACGAGTATTTACAGCAACATAAAGATGCTGTTTACAAAGGATTTTTATGGATGAAAGAAAATATTCCTGAGATATTTGAAACTGATGAAATAATATCTAAAATTGATTATAATATTAAATTTGGACATGATTCATCAAAAGAAAATCCAGACGAATATAAAGCTTATGATGCATATTTCTATGGTAAAAATAGATCAGCACAAGTTGTTGAAGATTTTAATTATGCATGGTTAAAGCATATTCAAAGAAATCCTCATCATTGGCAACATTGGATATTGCATAAAGACGATCCAAATGAACAAACTGAATGCTTAGAAATGCCATATGAATATATTGTAGAAATGATATGCGATTGGTGGTCATTTTCTTGGAATAAAGGTGATCTTTGGGAAATATTTAAATGGTATGATGAAAGAAAGAATCATATTATGTTAAACGATATTACTAGAAATAAATTAGAAGCTATATTATCAGCTATGAACGATAAATTATTAACCATTAAGATAGATGTTGATATTAATGCTAATACACCTGGAGCTGGAGTTGCTAGTGCAGCAATTCAACCTAAAATAGAAATGAATATTAGTGATATTTTAGGAGATACAATTGAAATAGGTAAATCAATTCAGGGCAGATTAATGAATGATGCTGCTCTATAGAAAGGTTGAATGAAATGAAAAAAGAAAGCAGACCATTTTTGTATGATTATCAAATAGAAGCCGTTGATAATATGCATAATGGATGTATTTTATGTGGAGGTGTAGGTTCGGGTAAATCTCGAACTGCACTTTATTATTATTTTAAAGAACAAGGCCGGAAAGATCGATGATAAATTTCATAAAATGAAAAAACCAAAAGATCTTTATATTATAACAACTGCTCGCAAACGTGATACGCTTGAATGGGAAGGCGAATTGGCATATTTCTTATTAACAACAAAAGAATCTAATAAAAAAGAAAATGGTTGTAGAATTTATATTGATTCATGGAATAATATTAAGAAATATTCTAATATAACTAATGCTTTCTTTATATTTGACGAACAGAGAGTAGTAGGTTATCGGTACTTGGACAAAGAACTTTTTAAAGATAACTAAATCTAATAAATGGATATTACTCTCAGCAACACCTGGAGATACATGGAGTGATTATATTCCAGTTTTCATAGCAAATGGTTTTTACAGAAATAAAACTGAATTTAGTAGAGAACATATTGTATATTCCAGATTCAGTAAATTTCCTAAAATAGAAAGATACATAAATCAAGGAAGATTAATAAAATATAGAAACGAAATATTAGTTGATATGGATTTTAAACGTAAAACTATTGCTCATCATGAAGATATTTGGGTATTATATGATAAAGAAAAATATAGACAAACTATGAGATTAAGATGGAACCCTTATACAAATGAACCAATAAAACAAGCATCAGAATTATGTTATACATTGAGAAGAATTGTTAATGAATCGGATGATAGATTAGTAAAAGTTTTAGAAATAGCAGAAAAAAGACCTAAAATAATTATATTTTATAACTTCGATTATGAACTTGAAATGCTAAAATCAATAGATTTTTGGGGAAGACCGGTTAAAGAATGGAATGGACATAAACACGATCCAACACCAACTAGTGACAGTTGGATATATTTAGTACAATATACAGCAGGTGCAGAAGGATGGAATTGTATTACAACAGATACAATTATATTTTTCAGTCAAAACTATTCATATAAAATTTTAAATCAAGCATGCGGACGAATAGATAGATTAAATACTCCATATAAAGATTTATATTATTATCATTTAAAAAGTAAAGCCAATATTGACTTATCAATTAATAGGGCACTATTAGATAAGAAGAACTTTAATGAATCAAGATACGCAAAAAGATTTATATAGGAGGTAAATTATGCTAAGATATGAATTTGTCAGATGCATGGAATTAAGATCATGTTTAGCAGAACGTATTAAAGGAAAGATATTTGTAGGTAAAAATGGAGACGATGTGACTATTAGTATATTTGGTTGTCCTACATGTAGATATCAAGTTGATTTAGATGTTGTACGAAATAAAACTTCTATATTTGTTTCACCAGACAACATAAATGGATTAGCTGATGCTATTTATGAAGATTATAAACAATTTATACAAAAAAGATTTTTTATATAGGAGGTATATAACATGAAAGAATATATTAAATTAGGAATCGGTTTTTATTTAGGATATACTGTAGCTCAATGCTTAGACAAAAATTTAGGTGGAGTTACAGAAAAAGGAATTGATATAGTAAAGAATATTATTAATAAAATTAAATAAGGAGGAAAATAATTATGACTATACGTAGAATTAAACCACATGTTTTACACCAAGGAATTGGAGGTAAAGATTTTATAATAGATTTTGCAATAACAAACACATTAACAAACGACGAGGTGTTTAACCTTGGAATAAGCGGAAACCCTGCTTGCTATAATTTCTTAAGAAGAAGACCTGATTTTAATAGAGATTTTCCACATAAATTATATTATGGTAAAGTCGATGGATTAGGTTATATAGTTGCAGCAGATGAATTAGAATAAAAGAAAGGAGGACAATCAAATGGAAATCAGAGAACACATAGTCGATTTTAATACATATTGCCAAAATTGTAAATTTAAAGACAAAGAAGATTGGAAAGATCCATGTAGTACTTGTCTAAGTATACCTACAAATACAAATTCAAGAAAACCATTATATTTTGAACAAAGAGAACTAACTAAAAAAGAAAAAGCTGAATTAAGAAAAAATAAAAAGAAAGGGTAAGGTACAATATTATGACAAATGAAGAAATGAATGAAATGTTCAATAAGAATGTCAATATTGCTTATAAAATAGCAAATAGATATCGTACAAATTATCCTGAAGAATATGAGGATATAAAACAAGTTGCTCTATTAGGGTTATGGAAAGCAATACAACACTATAACCCTAAATGGGCTTTAAGCACTATTGCATATAAAACTATATTTAATAACATAAATTTTTATTTACGTTCTGTTAAAAAACATAAAGATCATGATTTTAGTATGTACACAGTTGTTTGTACAGACGATAAATCAGAATTAACCGTTGAAGATTTGATACCAGACGATACTGATCATATAGATATTATGTTACGTGATATTGATATTCAACAAGCATTTGACAGATTAAATCTTAGTGAGATAGAAAAAAAATTTTTAGATTTGAAAAAACAAGGTCTATCACAAAGCGAAATTGGAGAAAATTTAAACAGAAGTCAAGTTCAAATATCACGAATACAAACTAATTTGAGAAAGAGATTTAAAAAGAACCTAGAGGATAAGATATATTCATTTACCCCACATCAAATTTTAAAACCAATCAAACCAAAGGAGGAACCAAAAGTGATACATAAAGTTTGGATAGATGAATCTAATGATCATAAAAATGAAATAGAATTCTTCTGCCCAGAAACATCTGAGGAAAACGAGGAATTTTGTAATGGAATTGATGATATGCTTGAAAAAATTCGTTTAATGAGTTATTTTCAAGGCATATAGTAAGGAGGTCTTATGGTTAAAAGAATTATAACTACAAACGAAACAGGCCCAATAAAAGAAAAACATACTATACTTGAGCGATTATTTAATCAAAGGTATATTTTAGAAGCTCAAGGATTTATATTTAAAAACCAATATGATTTAACACAGTACACAATACCACCATCTTATGAAGATGAAAGTTGGAAAAAAGTAAATGAATCTTTTCAACAAGTGGGATATAGAGCAAATGACGCAGCAAAAGCTATGAGTAAATTAGTGGAGGTATGGCAAGATGCAAATAAAAGACGAGACAGTAAAATGTAAATGGTGTGGTGAAAAACGAATACTAGTAAAACAAAGGAGTAATGCTCATGGATACGGATTCTATGGTGTCTGTCCAAAATGTGGAAAAGAGACAGTTGTAGAAGAAGTAGATACGGGAAGGAGGTAATATATGCAAAATTTATATTCGCATGATGAATTAATACAACAAATTAAAAATTGTGGACAATCTATAATTGATAATGCAGAATCTATCTTGGGTGATGAACGATATTTTATGAGGGTAAATGTAAGCTTTGATATTTTAAGATCAAAAGCTCAGATACCAAGTATTGAAATTAAAAGAGAGTTCACACCTGAGAAAGAATTTGAAGACGAACTAACATACAAAGAATTAAAACAAAGAAAGGAGATTAAAAATGGTAGATCCAAATGAATTAAACATATGTAGACATTGTAGTGATAAAAAAGAACCAGTATATTGTGAAGATTGTTATCAAGAATTAATATCTGAAAATGCTAAATTGCAAAAAGAATTATACGACTTCAAATCTGAACATGATATTATGAAAAAGATGTTAATAGACCATGGCTTATGGGAAGAACTATTAAATAATGACGAATTTTTGAAATATTTAAGGGAGGATTATGAAGGATGAGTTTGTATAATCAATTATTCGACGAAAATCCGGATGCTGCAGTGTTAATAGGATTTTTAGGACTTAATAAAGAAATATTCGGACGTTATAGAAATATATTTTTAAATAAAGCAGGAAATAAAATAATAGTTTATACTAGATGCGGAGGAGGAAATAGAACAGAATATGAAAGAGTATTCGAAATGATAAAACGTCATCCAAATTATTTGAGAGATTATGATGATGAATATGATAATACTTATGCATATATAGAATTTTCTGTACCAGATAGATATAAAGCTACAGCACAACATATGAAACCAGAAAAAGAACCATTAACAGTTTGGGAACAGTTTCAAGATCATATTAGAAAATCAAGAGAAAACCCAAACGGACCAGAAGCACAAAAAGATTCAATTATAGCAGAACAAATAATGAAAGCAATGGAGAACCCAAAACCAGGAATAAATTTTATAGGATTATAAGAAAAACATATTTAATAAAATAGGAGGTAATAAATATGGAAATATTAAAAACACAAAATTATGAATTATTTAGTTTTAAAAAAGAAAATAGAGAGGTAAGTTACAACAAAGTAGCAAGTTTAAAATCAAAGTTAATTGACGATGGACGTCAAATTATTCCGATAATATGTAATAGTAAAATGGAAATTATTGACGGACAACATAGATTTCAGGCATTAAAAGAATTAAATTGGCCTATTATGTATTATGTTGATGATGCTGTTACAGGAGCAGATCTTATAACGATTAATAATACTCAAAAGAATTGGGGAATGTTAGATTATATTCATTATTATGCTAGTTTAGGTAATGTCACATTTAAAGCATTAGAAAAAGTAGTTAAAGCATATGATGAATTTCCTTTAAAAGTTATTTTATCAGCTATAGGTAAAAAATATATTAAAGAAAGAAAAATTAAAGCTGGAGATGTAGAGTTTTCAGAAGATGATATTAAAGATGGTATAATTTGTTTACAATATATGAAGGAAATTAAAGATAATATCAAAGTAAAAATAATTAACCCAGCTATATTTTTCTTTTTAGTAACAAAAATTTACTACTTACAAGATATTGATAAAAATAGATTATACAATAATATTATATTAAAATATGGAACAGAAAATTACGGTAATGCTGAACAATGTGCTCTAGTATTAGAGCACTTTTATAATTTTCATGCTAAACAATACCGTTATATTTCAAATGAAATACTACCAAAAAGATAGGAGGTAATAATATGGCAAAAGATTATATTTTACATTTTCAACCAGAAATACCACAGATAATTGTAGCTCAAGAAGAATCAAATGGTCAAATAGGAATATTAAATGTTATCAAAGGTCATGATAGTTTAAAAATTATAGATCGTTTGATGGGAAGGAGTAGCCAATGTCAGTAGATGAAGAATTAAAAAAGCTTAGAGCTGAAAATCATGATTTAAAAGAGCAAATTCAAAACTATATTCCTCGTAGAAGAGTAAGACGAGTATATAAGCAATTAAAAAAGATATTAGAACAAGATTTGATAGAACAAAATTATGGTTATATTAATTATCTTAAATCAATTATAGACAAACATAAGATGATGAAAGAAAATAACCAAGCTGGAGTTATTATAGTAGATGATGTTATGATAACTGCTATAGAAAATTTAATCGGCTTTTATGAGCCAGACGAAAGATATAAAAAAGGAGAGTAAAGATTATGAGAGCACTATTAATTAATATTATTTTATTTGGAGTATTTAACGGAGTAGTGCTAACACTATTAATTGAAGCAATTATATTTGGAATTTACAAACTAATAGATTACATACGTTATAGGAGGTGGCCTTATGATTACGGAAAGTGAAAAAGATATTTTTGAACTTGAACAAATCTATAATATAATGATTCATGATATGGCTGATCAGTTAACTACAGATTATCATGGTCAATCATGGATTATTAATTATTATTTTCAAAAGGCCAAACAAAAATTAAAAGGAGGAAAACCAGTAATGAAAGTAATGATATCACAACCAATGAATGGTATACCTGATTCTGAAGTAAGAAGAATACAAAATGAATTAAAAGAAAGATTTGCTAAGTATCATATTGAAGTTGTTGATTCTTTCTTAACAGAAGAGGTAGATACAAATTTAAGGAACAAGGGGGTATTCTATTTAGGAAGAACCATCCAAAAATTTTTAAGTGATGTTGATGCAGTATATTTTGTTAATGGATGGCAAAGAGCTAGAGGATGTAAAATTGAAAGACAAATATGTGAAGAATATGGAATCATGATATTAGATGATTCTTTCTTTAAACAAGAAAATGAAGTTCACATAAAAAAGCAATTTGGTATGGATAAAATACAAATAATGCCATGCAAAAATGAAAATCAAAAATATGGAGTAGAAATGTGGAGTGGTACGACCCCTGATACTTACAATCATATTCCTAGAATAGACGGAATGGAGGATCAAGATGAAAGTAACATTTGAAATTGATACGAATGACGAAGATGCTCCAGAGTATCTTAAATTAATTAATGATAAAGCTAAAGCTATTGAATCTGAAATGGAAAAAATATTTTAAGATTTAAAAAATTTCTAATATTGGGAATAGGAAAGAGGTTTTAATATGAAAGAAAAATGTGATGATAAAGAATGGATACACTGTCGTGTAGAAAAAATGGGATGTGAAGGATGCAATTATGAAGACAGACCTTATAATCCTAAAGAATTAATATTTATGGACTATATTACTGAAATGAAGGATTTATATTTGAAAAAGAATCATGATTATGGTGATAGTGTATCTAAAACATTTGATGAATACGGTTTAACATCATTTTTAGTACGAATGGATGATAAAATGAACCGTATTAAAACTCTTATTAAAGTTGGTGATGCTGCAGTAACTGGTGAACATATTGAAGATACCCTTTTGGATTTAGCGAATTATGCAGTATTAGCATTAACCGAAATAGAATTTAGAAAAAATCGTTTATTAGAAAATGAAGAATATCCGAAAAAAGATGTTGAAAAATGTGAAGGAACTGAATAGGAGGCACAAATGAGTATAGTTAGTGTTGATTATACTAAACAGCACAAGGGTAGCGTTTTTGAATGCAATTGATGTCATAGAAAAATTAATACTAAAAATGAAAAAAGATACGTAATCAATATTTCAAAAAGCAAACTTGGCCAGTCTGGTTTAGAAAAAATTAAAAAATTTGACTTCTGTGGAAATTGCATACGTAAATATTTAAAAGACGGAAATGTTTAAAGGAGGTAATTGGGTCGTGTCTGAAATATTAATAAAAGGAAATTATCCTGAACAAAACAAAGTGGAATGTCCTGAATGTAAATGTTATTTTCAATTTTACACACAGGAAATCCAAGTTGATATGACAACCCCAGATGAAATGGACCTGCTAGGTGGTTTTGGTGTACATAAATGGATTAAATGTCCACAATGTAATTGTAAGGTAACTTTACAATATCAATTTACTGAGGACAGACCTATGCAGAGTTTAAATGAATTTTTTAGAAATATTTTTAAAAAGAAAAAAGGAAGGAAAGATAAAAATGGAGAAGATTGATATTTTAAAAGTTAGTAGCAAAAGTAATCCTAATTCTGTAGCAGGAGCTATAGCAGGACAAATTAAAGAAAGTGGAAAAGTAGAAATACAAGCAATAGGAGCCGGAGCTTTAAACCAAGCAATAAAAGCAATAGCTATAGCAAGAGGTTTTGTTGCACCTAGTGGGCATAATCTCGTATGTATACCGGCCTTTGCAGAAGTTGAAGTTGATAGTGAAGATCGTACTGGAATTAAGTTAATAGTTAGAGACGAAATCCAAATGTTTTAGAAAGTGAGGTGAAGCCAGTATGCGGACATCCAAAAGGAAGTAAGAATAAAAAGACTTTTGATAGAGAAGCGGAAGCTAGAATGAAAGAACGTTGTCATGTATTTTCTAGAGAAGAATTAAGAGAAAGACGAATGGCTAGATTAAATGAAGAAGAAAAAAAGAGGATAGAAACGATGGCCTCATCTTTTATGAATGAACCTAATTTAACTTGGAAAGAATAAATAGGAGGATATATTTTGGATAAATGGGAAGAATTTAAAGATTGGTTTATGCATATTTATAATAAGGAAATGTCAAAAATTTCTGAATCTGATAGAATAAAAAGTACGTACGATATTTCATATTCTTTAGAAGAAATTAGACAAAAAATATGTGAAATTGATGAAAAATAATAGTAAAAATATTGTCCCACTTTTTGTAAAAATTTTGATTTTAATTTTTTGAAATTTTAAAAGTTTTAGAAAAAACTCAATTTTTCGAGAAAAAAGTGGGAAAAAATGAAAAAGTGGGGAAAAAGTGGGAACGGCGGAAACCGTTGCGGCTCTAGGGATTCCGGACTCAAATTGAGTAAAATTCCCATTTTCCCATTTTTTTTATTAAAAATTTAAAAAAAAAATAAAAAATAATAAAATAAATTTAATGCCCAAAAAAAGTGGGAATTTGGGACAAAAAATTTATGGATTAGAAAGGAGAATAACATGTTATATTTACCAGTATTTGGTTTTGCTATATTTTCAATTTTAAGATGGTCTCAAGGAAATTTTGAGGAGTGTATATTATTTGCAATAGTGGCAGGAATATATTTAATACCAGCAACTATGCAAAATATATATGATCAATGGGTTGAGAAAAAAGCATTAGAATATAAAGCAATGTCTGAAGTATTTGAGAAATGGGCGAATGATATAAAAGAAAAACAAAAAGAGCAAGAGAAAAAAATATAATAGAAATAATTTATATTTTCTATATTTTAATGGCGCGAAAAAAACATGTCCTGTTATGAGAAGAAATAAGATAAATCGGCCATATATATTTCTGTTAAAGAACTGACCGAATCTTGTTACTTTCTCTTTTGCTTTTTTGAAAAGGAGGCACAAGAGATGAAAGAAAGTAAATTTCAATCAGATCTAAAAAAGGAATTACAAGGTATGTTTCCTGGATGTATGATTACTAAACTAGATTCAGGAGATATTCAAGGTATTCCAGATTTACTCGTCCTTTATAAAGATAAATGGGCTGTGCTAGAGAATAAGCGATCTGCTAAAGCAACACATCAACCTAATCAAGATTATTATGTTGATAAAATGAATGGCATGTCGTTTGCAAGTTTTATTTATCCGGAAAACAAAGACGAAGTTTTGGCCAGACTTCGTAAAAAATTTAATAAAAAATAAGGAGGGTACTCATGCAATTTAATAGACATGACAATTTGGAAGGTTTACATGCTCCTTTCGGTGCTAGCAAATCATCATGGTTAAGATATTCTGATGATAAGTTAATTGATGTTTATAACAATCTTCGTGCAGCTGAGGTTGGAACAAGAATGCATGAATGGGCAAAGAACACTATAGACCTTCGGTATAAAACAACCACGTTCTAAACAAACTATATATTCATATGTTAATGATGCTATAGGTTTTAAGATGAGTACTGAAGTTGTTTTATTTTATTCTGAACGATTTTTCCGGCACTGCCGATGCTATCGCATTCAGAAATAATTTTTTAAGAATACATGACTTGAAAACTGGTAGACGACCAGTACATATTGAGCAGCTTGAAATATATGCTGCTTTATTTTGCTTGGAGTATAGAGTTAAACCAAGTGATATTCGAATGGAGCTTCGTATTTATCAGAATGACGAAATATTAGTTCATGAACCTACATCAGAAGATATTATTCAAATCATGAACAAAATAATCCATTGCGATAAATTATTATTAGAAATAGAAAGGGGGTAAGTAACCAATGAATCCAATTGCAGAAGAAATCAAATCATATTTTGGAGTGCATAATGATCCAAGTATGTTAATGCATTATGGAAAGGGTCATTTGGATGGAGGAAATTCAGGACGTTATCCATGGGGTTCTGGCGAAAACCCTTATCAAAGAAGTATTGATTTTTTAGCAAGAGTTGAAAAACTTAAAGCTAAAGGTTGGACTGAAACTCCTGAAAATATTAAGAAAGAATTCGGTATGAATACTACACAATATCGTAGGGAAAAAAGAATATCTTTAAATGAAAAGCAAGTTATGGACATTACACGAGCTAAACAACTTAAAAAACAAGGAATGGGGCCAACAGAAATTGGTAGAGAAATGGGTGTTCCAGAATCTACAGTTAGAGGTTGGTTAAATCAAGAACATGTACAAAGAGTTAATCAAGCACAAGAATTAGCAAATTTACTTAAAAAAGAAGTAGATGGTAAGAAAATGGTTGACGTTGGATCCGGTGTAGAAAAAGATTTATTAGGAGGTGTATCTAAAGAAAAATTAGATACTGCTCTATATATTCTTGAAAGACAAGGATACCATGTTTACAAAGGTGGAATACCACAACCAACAAATAAAAATCAACAAACAAATCAGGTTGTATTAGCCAAACCAGAAATTCCATATAAAGACATTTACAATTATGACAAAGTTAAAACAATCAATAATTACACTACTCATGATCATGGTGATACTTTTGAACCAAAATTTACATATCCTACATCATTAAATTCTAAGCGTTTGCAAATTCGTTATGATGAAGACGGTGGAACTGATATGGATGGTGTTATTGAACTTCGTAGAGGTTGCCAAGATTTATATTTAGGTGATAATAAAAAATATGCTCAAGTTCGTATATTAGTTGATAATAGTCATTATCTAAAAGGAATGGCTGTATATGCTGATGATCTACCAGATGGTATTGATGTAAGATTTAATACTAATAAAAAGAAATCAGTACCTATGAAAGAAGTATTAAAACCAATTAAAGATGATCCCGACAATCCATTCGGATCAAATATCAAAGATTCTGATTTGGGTGGTCAATATTGGTATATAGATAAAAAAGATGGTAAAAAGAAACTAGGTCTTATAAATAAAAGATCAGATGAAGGTGATTGGACTGAATGGAAGGATGCATTACCATCACAATTTTTATCTAAACAATCTTTAGCGTTAGCTGAAAAACAATTAAATTTAGCTAAAGCTGAAAAACAACAAGAGTATGATGATATAATGTCACTAACTAACCCAACTGTTAAAAAATATTATTTAAAAAAGTTTGCTGATAAATGTGATGGTGCTGCTGTTGATTTAAAAGCTGCTGCTTTACCAGGACAGAAGTATCATGTTATATTACCAAATAATACTTTAAAAGATAATGAAGTATATGCACCTGGTTATAAAGATGGTACTAAATTAGCACTTATAAGATATCCACATGGTGGTACTTTTGAAATACCTATATGCACTGTAAATAATAAAAATAAAGTTGGAGAAAAAATGATAGGTAAGCAATCAATTGATGCCATATGTATAAATTCACATGTAGCATCTAGATTATCTGGTGCTGATTTTGATGGTGATACAGTTATGTGTATACCAACTCATGATGCTAGAGGAAGAGTAAAAATATCTAGTCGTGATCAACTTAAACAGTTAGAAAACTTTGAACCTAAATCATATAAATATGATATGAAAACAGTTGATAAAAATGGTCAAGAACATTATTATCGTAATGGCAAAGAGTTTAAAGTAATGAAACGTACTGACCTAGAAATGGGAAAGATATCTAATCTTATAACTGATATGACATTGCAAGGAGCTCCTGATGATCATTTAGCTCGTGCTGTTAAACACTCAATGGTAGTTATAGATGCTGAAAAACATAAATTAGATTATAACCAAAGTTATAAAGATAATAATATAACATCATTGAAACAATTATATCAGAAAAAAGAGAATGGTAAATATGGTGGTGCTGGAACTATAGTTTCTAAAGCAAAATCACCAGTTAATATAGAAAAAAGACAAGGTGAACCGCATGTTAATATGAAAAATACTAAATGGTATGATCCAAATAGACCTGAGGGTTCCTTGATATATCAAAAAGCTGATGATAAAAAATTATATTATGCTGACTCTATATATGATAAAAAAACAGGTATAAAAACAGTATGGACATCTAATGGTAAAAAGATATCTTATAATATGAATGATCCTAAACAAGTAGATAAATATGAACCTATAATGAGAAAAGATCCTAAAACAGGTATTGTATCATTTACAAATAAAGATCAATCAATAATATATCGTAAGAAAACTAGAACTGAGAAGAATATTCCAGCTATGTCTACAGTTGATGATGCTAATAAATTAGTATCACCACAAAGACATAAAATGGAAATATTATATGCAGATTATGCTAATAGTATGAAATCTTTAGCAAATAAAGCTAGAATTTCTATGAAAACTACAGAAAATCTTAAATATGATAAGAATGCAGCAAAGATATATGAAAAAGAGGTATCTGAGTTAAATGTAGCGCTTAACAATGCTATGAAAAATAGTGTTAAAGAAAGACAAGCTACAAGACTAGCCGCTGCAGATCTTAAGAAAAAGAAAGCTGCTAACCCTGATATGAAAGCAGAGGATGAAAGAAAAGCTGGTCAAAGAGCAATGACTAAATATAGAGAATCTGTTGGATCTGTATCTAGAAGAAATAGAAATATATCTATTACTGATAAACAATGGGAAGCCATACAAGCTGGAGCTATATCTGAAAACAAATTAAAATTAATATTAGATAATTCTGATCCTGATATTTTAAGAGAAAGATCTATGCCATCCAATAGAAAAGGATTGACAGCTGCTCAAATAAGTAGGATAAAAGCAATGGCAAATTCTAATTTTACATTACAACAAATTGCAGATAAATTAGGAATGCCTAAATCAACAGTATCCAATGCATTGAAAGGAGCGAAATAATATGAAAGAAAGAGTCCATATTACAACTATAGACAATCCTTTTAACCCATTTGAAGATTTCGCTTCTTGGTACGACTTCGATATGGAAAAAGGTTATTGTTCTTGTCAGAGAGTTGCTAGATTAGCTAATATTACAGATGATATGACAGATCTTGAGGAAGAAGCTGAGATAGAAAGAGCAACTAAAAGATTAGTTGAGATAGATCCATTAGATGTATTCCAACTATATATTATTAAAGTTGAAGAATAATATTTAAAGAGTTTAATTAAATAATGTAATAATGAATCATGTAATAATTGTATAATTGAATATTTTTAAAAATTGAATAGTAATTAATTCTAACATCACAAACATCACAAACATCACATAAAATTCATGCCCTTACTTGTATGAAAAAAGTGAATGTTTTAGTATTTTTTTCGGATTAGATTACTATTACTTTTTGTGTTACATGTATTTTAATTATTAAAGGAATTCCAGTTTATTAATTAATAGACACTTAAAAATTAAAATGTTACCTTATAAAACTTTTATCAGTCTTTTTAGATTAATCTTCAATAAAGTTTTTGATACATTTGTTAATTGACATTATTTGTTTGATTAATAAGTTTTATAAAAAGAAATTAATAAAAAGTTTTTGCATTAAATTATTTGAATTAAAGTTTTTGAGTTTAAAACTTAATAGAATTATTCATAAAATCTGTAAAAAGTTAAAAGTTCATGATTTATCAATCTTTTGTCTAAACTAAAAATTTATAAAAAAAATAAATAAATTAAATAAAAATTGGTCAATCAAAACTTTTTACTCAAATAGGTTTCGATATATTGCATTCGCATGTTCTATTATTACATAGGGGAGGGGGTCTAAAATAAACACCCCCCGGCCTTTATCGCGCCGGTCTTGATTTTTTCCCCGGAGGATATTTTTTAGAAATGTTTTTGATAGTTCCTATCTCAATGGCAGACAAAGTGGTACATGGGAATGTATATTTTGGTGAAACCAGAGTCGCATGCCTCCTATTGCCGATGATATTTAAGAGTAGTAAGTTTATTCTCCTTTCTAATTCTTTTATATTTCTGTGTATCACTTTGTGTGTCATTGAAAGGTACAACAAAAACTATACTAAAAGTTATATTTTAACTTATGAAAGGAGAATGAAACATGGCGAAAGTTAGGTCAAATAAGCCAGATGATGGTAAAAACAAACTTAAACCTGCTCTCACACCGGAGGCACGTGAGAACCAGTTGATATATTTGGCTACTAATTTAGCCGAACAACAACTGAGAGATGGCACAGCTTCATCTCAGGTTATTACACATTATCTTAAACTGGGTTCAACCAAAGAGCGTATTGAAAAAGAAATTCTAGAAAAACAGAAAGATTTATTGGTTGCAAAAACTGAATCTCTACAATCTTCAAAGAGGATCGAAGAGTTATATGCTAATGCCATAAATGCTATGAAACATTATTCAGGACATGGAGAGGATGATTATAATGAACCAAACAATTATTAGAACATATTCTGAATTAATAACTTTAGAAACTTTTGAAGAGAGATTCTTATATTTGAAACTTGATGGTTCTATAGGCGAAGACACTTTCGGATTTGATCGATATTTAAATCAATTATTTTATCGTTCACCAGAATGGAAACAAGTTAGAAATTTTGTTATAACTCGTGATATGGGTTGTGATTTAGTAATACCAGATCATGAAATTATAAACCAACAAATTTTAATACATCATATGAACCCACTGACTAAAGAGGACATTATTAATAAATCAGATTATTTACTTAATCCTGAATATTTAATATGCACTACTAAAAAAACACATAACGCTATACATTATGGTGATGAAAGAATATTAGATCAAATTGTTCCAATAGTCAGAACAAAAAATGACCAATGTCCATGGCGACATTGAGAAGAAAGGAAGTGATAGAAATGTCAAAGAACAAAAATTTTGGAAGACAACATGAACATACAGATAATATTGAAAATGTAGAAGTTGTTGATGAAGTAGTAGAGGAAGTTATTGAAACTCCTATTGAAGAAACAGTTGATAATATTAAAACATCTGAAGAAATCATTGAAACACCAGTTGAAGAAGTTGTTGAAAACAAAGACATTATTGGCGTTGTATCAGGATGTGAATTATTAAATGTTAGATCAAATCCTGAATTTACAGCAGATGTTTTAACAGTAATACCAGCAGAATCAATAGTTACTATTATTGACATTGATGCATCTTTAGATTTCTATGAAGTTCTAATCGGTGACTTAAAAGGATTCTGTATGAAGAATTTTATAAAAATTAAAGAATAGAGGTGATAGTATGGAAGAAAATAATGTTGAAGGAACTACATCTGAAGACATCAAAATAGAAGATAGTATATTATCATCAATTAAAAAATTATTAGGAATTAGTGAAAGTTATACAAATTTTGATACAGATATTATAATTCATATTAACACTGCTATTATGGTTCTTCATCAATTGGGTATTGGACCTCAAAATGAAGTATTCACCATTTCTTCAAAAGATGATAAATGGAGCGACTTCATAAATGTAGAAGATGATTTAGAAGGTATTAAAACTTATATTTATTTGAAGGTTAAAATTATCTTTGATCCACCACAACATGGACCAACAGAAGATGCTTTCAGAGAATCTATTAAAGAGTATGAATGGCGCTTGTGTCATCAAGCCGAAATGAATGAGAAAGGAGTATAGTTATGTGGACTTATCAAAGAACTGACGAGCTTTATCATCATGGCATATTAGGTATGAAATGGGGGGTAAGGCGTTATCAGAATAAAGATGGAAGTTTAACATCATTAGGTAAAAAAAGAAAAAGAAATGAATCTGATGATGAAAAAGAAGTTAATAGACTTAGAAAAAAGAAATCATATGAATTGTCTAACGCTGAACTTAAAAAGATTAATGAAAGAAGACGTTTAGAAAGTGAATATGTTCGTCTACATCCAAGTACACTTAAAAAAGGTGCTGCTATAGTAGCAACAACTGCTGCTACATTAGGAGGTATTGTTGCTATTAAAAATAATGGAAAAGATTTGATCGATGCTGGTAAAGCTATTGTTCGTAGTAGACGTTATAAACAATTAAAATTATGGTAAAAAGGAGAATAAATTATGGCATTATCGAATACTGCTACACCTAAATATTATGGTATGTTTCGTGATGCCGTAATCAGAGGTGAGATTCCTGTTTGTGAAACGATTGCTATGGAAATGAATAGAATCGATGATCTAATCAAGAATCCAGGTATCTGGTATGATGATCAAGCTGTTGAAGGTTTCATAAAATATTGTGAAGGTGAGCTTACTCTTACTGATGGTGAGGATTTAAGATTACTTGATACATTTAAATTATGGGCAGAACAAGTATTTGGATGGTATTATTTTGTAGAACGTTCAGTATATGTTCCAGGTGAAGATCATCATGGAGGGCATTACGAAAATCGTAGAATAAAGAAAAGATTGACAAATAAACAATATTTGATTATAGCCAGAGGTGCTGCTAAATCTCAATATGAATCTTATATACAATCATATTATTTGAATGTTGACACATCAACAACACATGGTGTTCATACTGCGCCAACTATGAAACAAGCTGAAGAAGCTTTGTCACCTATGCGTACTGCTATAGCAAGAGCTCGTGGACCGTTATTTCAATTTTTAACAGAAGGAAGTATTAACAATACTACAGGTTCAAAAGCTAATCGTGTAAAATTAGCTTCAACTAAAAAAGGTATTGAAAATTTTCTTACTGGATCTATAGTCGAAATAAGACCTATGTCTATCGATAAATTACAAGGTCTTAATAGTAGAATTAATACTGTTGATGAGTGGTTATCAGGAGATGTAAGAGAAGATGTCATAGGTGCATTAGAACAAGGTGCTTCTAAAAATGATGATTATCTGATCATTGCAGTAAGTTCTGAAGGAACTGTACGTAATGGTCCTGGAGATACAATAAAAATGGAGTTAATGGATATTCTTAAAGGAGATTACATCAATCCACATGTATCTATATGGTGGTATAAATTAGACAGTATTGATGAAGTTGGCAAACCTGAAATGTGGGCGAAAGCTAATCCTAATTTAGGTAAAACTGTTAGTTATGAAACATATCAATTAGATGTAGAAAGAGCTGAAAAAGCACCATCTACTAGAAATGATATTTTAGCTAAACGTTTTGGTATCCCTATGGAGGGTTATACATATTTCTTCACTTATGAAGAAACATTACCACATAAGAAAAGAGATTATTGGCAAATGCCTTGTGCACTTGGAGCCGATTTATCTCAAGGTGATGACTTCTGTGCTTTTACATTTTTGTTTCCACTTTCTAGAGGAGAATTTGGTATTAAATGTAAGAACTATATTTCTGAACATACACTTATGAAATTACCGATGGCAATGAGAGCTAAATATGAAGAATTTATTAATGAAGGTTCTTTGACTGTCATGGATGGAACTGTTTTAGATATGATGGAAGTTTATGATGATTTAGATAATTATATTATAGAACGAGGTTATGATGTAAGATGTTTTGGATTTGACCCTTATAATGCTAAAGATTTTGTTGAAAGATGGGAAAAAGAAAATGGACCATATGGTGTTGAAAAAGTAATTCAAGGAGCAAAAACAGAATCTGTACCATTAGGTGAGTTAAAAAAACTTGCTGAAGATAGATTATTATTGTTTGATGAAAAACTTATGGAATATTGTATGGGTAATGCTATTACATTAGAAGATACTAATGGTAATAGAAAATTATTTAAGAAAAGATATGATCAAAAGATTGACTCGGTTGCAGCTATGATGGATGCCTATGTAGCATGGAAGCTTAACCGTGAAGCTTTTGAATAGAAAGGGGTATAACTATGTGGCAATATCAGAATACAGATGAACTTTACCACCATGGAGTATTAGGTATGAAATGGCGGTCATAGAAAAGCTAGAGAAACGCCAAATGGTATTAGAGTAAAGAAAGCAAAAACTTCTTCTAATAATTCTGACAATACTAAAAAACAGAAAAAGAAATTAACAAAAGGCCAAAAAATAGTTATAGGTACTGCTGCAGTAGCTGCTGTTTTAGCTGCTGGTTATGGTAGTTATAAATTAGCAAAAAATCATAAAGAAAAAGTTAAAAATGGTAAAAAATGGTTAAAAGGATTCGAAAAATTATCAGCAGAAAGTAGACAAAATAATATGCATAATAAAGTTCAATTAGATTATTTAAGTGCATTACGAAATTCTAACAATCCTAAAGATCAACTTAGAACATGGGAAGTTAGTGAAGCTATTCGAGATAGACGTAATAAAAATCATATTAATCAAAAAGTTATGAGTGATTCATTAAAATTAGCGAAAGGAAAAGTCACTCGTAAACAATATAAACAAGGTGAAAGAATATTAGCAGAAATGTTTGATCATGATATAGCTTCTGAATTAATAGAAGATCTTAGAAAAAAATTTTAAATAGGAAAGGAGAATCTTAAATGGAATTCACATTTGGTGGCAGAATAAGAAATGCCTGGAATGCGTTTAGAAATCAAAATCCTTATCCTAATTATGGTGATAATGGAAGTTATGGAGGTTCATATTATAGACCTGATAGAGTAAAAATCAGTACTAGAAATGAAAGATCGATTATAACTTCTATATTTAATAAGATGGCGTTAGATGTAGCTAATATAGATATAAGACATTGTAAATTAGATGATAATGATCGTTTTTTGGATTATGTTGATTCTAAGTTAGACAATTGTATTAGACTTGAAGCTAATATCGACCAAACAGGAAAAGCATTTATACAAGATGCTGTTATGTCTATGTTTGATGAGGGTCATGTAGCTATAGTACCAGTAGATACTATAGGTGATCCATTGAACACAAAGTCTTATGAAATATGTACAATGAGAACTGGGAGAGTTACTGCATGGTATCCTTCTAGTGTTAGGGTAGAATTGTACAATGAACGCAAAGGTATTAGAGAAGAGATTACTCTTCCTAAATATATGGTTGCTATTGTAGAAAACCCATTATATGCAGTAATGAATGAGCCTAATTCTACATTGCAACGTTTAATTAGAAAGTTAAATTTATTAGATACAATTGATGAACAATCTGGATCTGGTAAACTTGACTTAATTATTCAATTGCCTTACATCGTCAAATCTCCAGCTAGAAAAGCTCAGGCTGAAGAAAGACGTAAGGATATAGAGAACCAATTAAAAGGTTCAAAATATGGTATAGCCTATACTGATGGTACCGAAAAAATTACCCAACTTAACAGACCTGTTGAAAACAACCTACTAAAACAAGTTGAATATTTAACGAGTATGCTATATAGCCAGTTAGGTATTACTGAAGGTGTTTTAGATGGCACTGCTGAAGAGGGTGTTATGAGTAATTATTATTCGCGTACTATTGAACCAATTATTTCAGCTATTGTAGATGAAATGATTAGAAAATTTTTAACAAAAACTGCTAGAAGTCAAAAACAGACTATCATGTATTTCAGAGATCCATTTAAATTAGTTCCTACTGAGAAGATGGCAGATATTGCTGATAAATTCACTAGAAACGAAATTTTAACATCAAATGAAATTAGAGCAGTTGTTGGTAGAAAACCTTCTGATGATCCAAGAGCTGATATGTTGATTAACAGTAATTTAAATCATGGTTCATATCTACCAGGACCTGGTGGTGTTAAACCTACTGACGAAAATCAAGTTAATGAAGGTATAGGAAATGTTCCTGTAAAAGATTTAATTGTGAAAGGAGGAAACCAGTTTGAAGACTGATTATGATTTCGGTGGATGGGCTACTAGAAATAACATAAAATGTTCTGATGGTAGAACCATTCTCAAAGACGCATTTAAACAAAACGATGGACAAAAAGTTCCATTAGTGTGGAATCATCAACACGATGATGTTAATGAAGTCTTAGGTCATGCATTACTAGAGAATAGAGCTGAAGGTGTTTATGCATATTGTAAGTTCAACAACACAGAATCTGGACAAACAGCAAAAGCTCTTGTTGCAAATGGTGATGTTGACAAATTATCTATATATGCAAATAAACTTAAAACTCATATGAACAATGTTATGCATGGTTGCATAAGAGAAGTTAGTTTAGTCTTAGCAGGTGCTAATCCTGGCGCATATATAGATTCAGTCGTAGTTCATGGCGATGGTGCCGATGTCGAAGAAGAGGGTGTAATCTATACAGATGAAGCCTTAGAGCTTTCTCATTCTGAAGGCGAAGATGCTGGGACTGAAGATTCAAATGCTGAAAACTCTACAAATTCTGAAGAAAATCAAAATGGAAATTCCGAAGAAGATGTTGGAGAAGGAGTTAAAGAATCAAATGAAGACTCAGATAAAGAGCCTGAAAAAGATATTAAAAAGGAGGATTCAGACATGAATGAAGACAAAGAAAAAGATTTAGAGCATAATGATGAAGGAAAAACAGTTCAAGAAGTATTCGATGGAATGACTGATGAACAAAAAAATGCTGTTTATGCTATCGTTGGGCAAGCAGTTGCTGACGCTACAGGTGAAGGTGACGAAGATAACAACGAAGAAAATGATGATAATGGAGGAGAAAATATGAAACATAATGTTTTTGATAATGATAAAAATAATGATGAAGTGTTACAACACTCAGAAATATTAGCATCAGCTATCCAAGATGCTAAAAAATATGGATCTTTAAAAGAGAGCGTTATTGAACACGCTGCTATAAACAATATCACAGATATTGGTAAATTATTCCCAGATGCTACTGCATTAAATAAAGAACCTATAATGATTGAAAAAGATCAAACATGGGTTGGAAAAATAATAAATACTATTAAACATACTCCATTCTCAAGAGTTAAAGTAACTATGGGTAAAATGACAGAACCTCAAGCTAGAGCTAAAGGTTATATTAAAGGAAATAAGAAAACTAATATTCAAATGGCTGCTCTTAACAGAATTGTTACACCAACAACTGTATATATTAAAAATGAAATTGATAGAGATGATGTTATTGATATAACAGATTTTGATGTAGTTGCTTGGCAAAAAAGAGAAATGAGAAAAGAATTAGATAAGGAACTAGCATTAGCTGCTTTATTAGGTGATGGTAGAGATATATCTGATAATGATAAAATTAATGAACAAAATATTATACCAATTATAAAGGATGTTGACACATTCACAATAAAATATACTATAACAGAAGGAGTAGATTACAAACAAGCTAATAATAGTGCTTCTAATAATGATAGCTTTACAAAAGGTATAATTAGAGCTGCTATAAGATCTAGAAAAGAATATAAAGGATCTGGATCACCAACATTCTTCACAACAGAAGATTATTTAACAGATATGCTATTAATCGAAGATCAAAATGGTAGAAGAATATATGAATCTCTAGCTCAATTAGCATTAGCTTTAAGAGTTAAAGAAATAGTAACTATACCAGAAATGGAACAAGAAGCATATAAAGATATAGTTGGTGTTATAGTAAATATGGCAGACTATACTATGGGTGCTGACAAAGGTGGATCTGTAAATATGTTCGATGATTTCGATATAGATTACAACCAAATGAAATATTTAATGGAAACAAGATGCTCAGGTGCATTAACTGTTCCATATTCAGCAATAGTATTAAAGAAAGCAGGGGCATCAAGTTCAGACCCTCAAGGGTAATCTCGATTAAAGGAGAATAATTAGCTATGGCAAAATTTTATGGTAAAATAGGCTACATTCAAACCGTTGAGAGTGAACCAGGTTATTGGGAAGAAAAGGCTATTGAACGTGAGTACTATGGTGATATAACTAGAAACACTAGTAGATATCAACAAGATGGCCATGTCAATGAAAACATTGTTATTAATAATGTTCTTAGTATTGTAGCTGACCCATATGCTAATGAAAACTTTCAACATATGAGATATGTAAAATGGATGGGTGCTAAATGGAAGATATCAAATATTGAAGTTCAGTACCCTCGTTTAATATTAACATTAGGAGGGATATATCATGAGTATGAAACGAACTCGTCTAACTCTTCAGACTAAACTAGAAGATTTATTAGGTTCTAACCATGTTTATTATCAACCTCCTGAAAATTTAAAAATGGAATATCCAGCTATTAGATATTCCAAAAGTGATGAAGAAGATATATACGCTAATAATATTAAATATCTATCGATGAGCGTATATGATTTAGTAGTAATTGATAAGAAGCCAGATAATCCTGTTATAAAAAAACTTCTAGAATTACCTTATTCAGAGTTTGATAGGCATTATGTGGCAGATGGTTTAAACCATGATATAATAAGAATATTTTATTAAAGGAGGAAATGAATTATGCCTAAATTAATATGGGATAAAACAGATGAAAGAATCTTTGAAACAGGTGTTAGCAAAGGTGTTCTATATCCATTCAATACACAAACTAAAGCTTATGATAAAGGTGTTGTATGGAATGGTTTAACAGGAGTTACAGAATCTCCATCAGGAGCTGAAGCTACTCCTTTATATGCTGATAATATTAAATATTTAAATCTTTTATCAGCTGAAGAATTTGGTGCTACAGTTGAAGCTTATACATATCCAGATGAATTTGCTGAATGTAATGGTGAAGCTAGTGTAGTAGAAGGTGTTGTTGCTGGACAACAAAAACGTAAAATGTTTGGTATGAGTTATCAAACAAAAGTTGGAGATGCAGATGATCCAGAAAAAGGATATAAAATACATCTTATTTATGGTGCTAAAGCTGCTCCATCAGAGAAAGCTTATGCTACTGTAAATGATAGTCCAGAAGCTATCACATTCTCTTGGGAATTGACAACTACACCAGTTGACGTTCCAAATTTAAAACCAACAGCTTCTTTAGTAATAGATTCTACAAAAGTAGATAAAGCTAAATTAACTAAATTAGAAGATATATTATATGGTACAGCTGAACAAGAAGCTAGATTACCATTACCAGAAGAAGTTGCTACTCTTTTTAATACCGCTGGATAATCTGAAATTATTAGGCGCCTGGGAATTTAACCCAGAAGTCAATTTCAAAGAACGTCCAGAAGGTAGTAGTGAGACATTTACAACCACTTTAGATACATGTGGTTATGGCAAGGGCAATATGATTTTTCGTGTAGGTTATTTTGCTAATGAGTCTACGACAGAAGTTAGTTATAAATACTTCGATAAAATGCTTGTTAAAACAAATAATGATACAGGTGTCAAATCTATCGCTTATTGGCCTATTAATGGAACCGGTTTAATTGTTTATGACAGTACTAATATGCAAAATTGGAATTTGGATAAAACACAATATGCTGATACTATAAAACAATTTGGTTATAATCCAACAGAAAACCAATTAATTGAGGTTACTGAATCTACTTTACTTGATGTAGAGTTAATAAACAAAATATATAAATGGTTCACAGAAAACGCAACTAAAGTACGTTAATAAGACGTTCTTGGTTATTCAGCGTTAAAATTAAAATAAGATGATAAAGTAAAAAGGGTCTACTAATCAAACAGGCCCTTTTTTTTAAATTTTTAGAATTAGGAAGGAGAATTTACTATGATAGTAAAAAATATTAAATATACAGATTATAACGGAGTAGAAAGAGAAGAGCCATTTCTATTTAATTTATCTAAGGCAGAACTTATGGAAATGGAAATGGGTACAAAAGGTGGTTTAACTGAAATGATTCAAAAGATTATAGCAACAAAAGATCAACCATCTATAATTGCTATATTCAAAAAATTAGTTTTACAAGCATATGGTGAAAAAAGTGCAGATGGAAGAAGATTTATTAAAACAGACGAAAACGGAAGACCTTTGTCAATTGCCTTCTCTGAAACAGAAGCATACTCTAAATTATTTATGGAATTAGCAACGGATGATGTTAAAGCTGCTGAATTTGTCAATGGTATTATACCTGCTGATTTAAAAGTCGAAGAACCTACAAATTTAATAAACTTACCAACTGATAATAAAACAGAATAAGAGAGTGATAGATAATGTTAACTATTACAATCCCAGAACAGGAACTATTTAATGAATTAACAAATGAGTTTGTTTCAACAAAGGCTAGAACTATTCAGTTGGAACATTCTCTTGTTTCTATATCTAAGTGGGAGTCAAAATGGAATAAACCATTCCTTTCAAAAGATGAGAAAACAATAGAACAAACATTAGATTATATTCAATGTATGACTATTACTCAGAACATCGATCCAATGGTTTATAGGTTTTTGACAGATGATAATATCAGGGACATTAATGATTATATAGATGCACCCATGACAGCAACAACATTTCCTGATAAAGGATCTACTAGTAGAGAAATAATAACATCTGAAGTTATATACTATTGGATGATTTCATTAAATATTCCAATGGAATGCCAAAAATGGCATCTAAATCGTTTGTTAACTTTAATAAGAGTATGTAATGTTAAAAACGCTCCGGCTAAAAAGATGAGTAGAAAAGAGATTATGAACAGAAATGCTGCTCTTAATGCTGCTCGTCGTAAGAAACTAAATTCGAAAGGATAGTAGGAGTAATATGATATCAATTAGTCAAAAGGGCGATTTTTCAAAGTTAACTGGGTTCTTGGAAAGAATGAAAAATGTTATAAAAATCGGAGACCTTGATAAATATGGTCGTGAAGGTGTAGCGGCTCTTTCGGCAGCAACTCCTAAAGAATCCGGTTTAACAGCAAATTCATGGTATTATGAAATAGAAAGATCTAAAGATTCTGTTTCTATATCTTTTCATAATTCCAATGTAAATAAAGGAGTTCCTATTGCTATAATATTACAATATGGTCATGGAACTCGAAACGGTGGTTATGTAGAAGGAATAGACTATATAAACCCAGCTATACAACCATTATTTAATAAAATAGCAGAAGATGCATGGGAGGAGGTTACTAAATCATGAGTAAAACAATAGATGAAAAAGTTGTTCAGATGAAATTTAATAATAGTCAGTTTGAACGTAATGTTGCTAAGAGTATGCAAACTTTAGATTCATTAAAATTCAAATTAAAGACCATGGATTTTAGAAAAAGTGCAGCTGATCTTGAAAATGTAGGAAATGCTGCAAAGAAAATTGATATGTCTGGATTATCTCAAGGTATTGAAACAGTCCATGCCAAATTCTCTGCTTTACAGGTTATAGGTGTTACAGCATTATCTAATATAACCAATTCAGCAGTAAATGCTGGTAAAAGAATAGTTGCTTCATTAGGAGATTCATTAATTAATGGAGGTCGTAATAGAGCACAGAAAATTAAGGATGCCAAATTCCAAATGGAAGGTTTACTTGGAAGTGAGGAGTATGCTAAGCAATGGAATAGGATTGATCAAAGTATAAATTATGCTGTTGCAGATACTGCATATGGTTATGATTCAGCTGCTAGAGCAGCATCTCAATTCCTAGCTTCAAATGTTAAAGTCGGAGACCAAATGGATAGATCTTTAAGGGCTATATCTGGTGTTGCAGCTATGACTAATAGTACTTATGATGATATTGCTAATGTGTTTACTAGAGTAGCAGGTCAAAGTCGTGTAATGGCTGTAGATTTAAATTCTTTAGCTTCTAGAGGTTTAAATGCAGCAGCTGTATTAGGTAAATCACTTAATAAATCAGAGAGTGAAATACGTGATATGGTATCTAAAGGAAAGATATCTTTTCAAGACTTTGCAGATGCTATGGATGAAGCATTTGGTGAGCATGCTAAAAAAGGCAATGAAACATTCCAGGGTGCTTTAGCAAATATGAAAGCAGCTATGTCAAGAATAGGTGCTAAAGTATGGGATCCATTATTAGATAATCAAAGGGATGTATTTAATCAAGCCAGATTATTAATAAATGATTTAAATAAAAATTATTTAGATGGACCTATAAATTCATTAAATGAAAAACTAACAAGTGTATTCCAAAATATAGTAAAATTCTTCGAATTAGGTGGAGTTAAGAATATATTATTAGGCATAGGTAATACTTTATCTTTTATATCTTCTGTAATTAAGCCAATTAAAGATGCTTTTAAAGAAATATTTCCACCAAAATCAGTTGAAACTCTGGTTAAATATACTAAACAATTTAGAGAATTAACTGCTGGATTTAAATTAAGTGAAAAGACAGCAACTAATTTAAAGAATACATTCAAAGGTGTATTTTCTGTATTAAATACTGGTATATCTTTGATAAGTTCTCTTGTTAGAGGATTCGGACAGATATTGAGTAATCTTACAGGAATACCTGGAGGTATATTAGGAATTACAGGTGCTTTAGGTGCTTGGGTCACAAGACTATCTGAAGCAATTAAGCAGTCTAATATATTTAATAATGTAATACAGGGATTAGTAAATATATTTGAAGGGTTCTCTAATAAATTTAAAGAATTTACAAAACATTTCAATGTATTTGAAGGGCTTGTAAATGGTATAAAAAGAGTATTTACTACATTAGGAAAGATATTACAAGAATTCACTAAAATGTTAGGTGAAGCATTAAGAACTGGTGATATCAAGGCTGCTCTTGATGTATTTAATACTGGCGTATTTAGTGGAATAATATTAAATATTAAAAATGTAACAAAAACATTAGATTTATTCTTCAGAAAAGCTAATGCAAAGAGTATTACAGGAAATCTATCATTAATTATTGGTAGTTTGAAAGATAATTTATATGCTCTACAATTTACTATAAAAGCAGATGCATTAATGAAAATAGCTAAAGCTATAGCAGTATTAGCTGGTTCATTATTTGTTCTATCACTTATAAAACCAGATAGATTAGGTTCTGCTTTAGTTGGTATGGGTATATTAATAACTGAAATAGTTGTTGCTTTACGACAATTAGATAAATTTGCTGATCAAAGTTTTAAAAATTTAGCTAAATTAAGTATGGTTACATCAACTATAAGATCATTAGCAACTTCATTATTAATATTATCCGCAGCGTTAAGAATACTAGGTACCATGGATATTAAACAGATGGGCGTGGCGTTAATTGGTATGGCTGCTGGATTAAAGATAATGTGTGAAACTCTTAAACAGATGAGTAAATATTATGCTGATTTAACTATGTCTGCAAAAGCTATACGTAAGTTAGCAACTAGTCTAGTTGTTCTTGCAATTGCATTAAAGATTATGGGTACCATGGATATTAAACAGATGGGTGTAGCATTACTTGGTATGACTACTGGATTGATATTTATGACTAAAGCTATTCAAAAGATGCCTACATATAAAAAGGGTAAAGACAAGATAGCTAGTATGTTAAAAATAGCATTCTCATTGATATTGTTAGGTGCAGCATTAAAGATATTAGCTAGTATAGGATGGCCAAACATATTAACAGCACTTGGTGTTATGGGTGGAGCTTTAGCTATATTAGTTAGATTTGTATATGCATTACCAAAAAATTTGAAACAATTAAATGCTAAGGTAAATGCCTTAAATATGATGGCATTAGGTCTTGGATTCTTAGGTTTTATATTAAAAGATTTAGGAAAAATGTCATGGGAACAAGTCAAAACTTCATTAGTTGCTATGGGTGGTGCATTAGCAGAAATATTGATATTTACTAAATTATTGAGTGCTAAAGGTGGATCATTAAAAGGTATGTCTGCAATGATCGGACTCGCTACTGGTATATTGATATTAGCTACTGCAATGAAATTATTAGCTACATTAAATGTTGGAGGACTTATAATAAGTTTAGTAGCATTAGGTGGAGCATTTGTTATTGTTGGTGTAGCCGCTAAATTATTAGGTGGTGCAGTTCCTGTTATATTAGCAGTCTCAGCAGCTATAGCTTTATTTGGTGCTGGTATGTGGATGTTTAGTGCTGGAGTATTAAAACTTGCAGCTGGTATTGCTGCATTAGCTGCAGCTTTGACTGGTGGTGTTACTACTATTGTCGCTGGAATTCAAGCTATAATATTAGGTGTAGCCCAATTAGTACCAGAATTAATAAAGATATTTGGTGAATCAATTGTAACATTATGTAAAGTTATAATGACATCTGCTCCTATGATTGGAGAGACAATTCTTGTAGTAATACATGAATCACTTAAATCGTTAGTTGCACATGGACCAGAAATTGTTGCATTATTGTTCCAATTTGTAATCGGTATATTACATGAATTAAAGAATTATATTCCAGAATTTATAGTCGCTGCTATGGAAGTTGTTGATGCCTTATTCAAAGGTATTGTAATGGGATTGAAAGAAATAGATCCTTCTAAAGTGTTACCTGCTGTATTAGCCATAGGTGCATTAACTGGTATATTTATAGCTCTTGCTACTTTATCACACATGGTACCACAAGCTATGCTTGGTGTATTAGGATTTGGAGCATTAGTTGTAGAATTAGCTGCTGTATTAGCTTTAGTTGGTGGACTATCTAAAATACCAGGTATTAAAGAGATAGTAGCAGATGGTGGTAATTTCTTACAAATTATTGGTACTGCTATTGGTCAATTTATTGGAGGTCTTTATGGAGGAGTAGCTAAAGGATTCTCTGCATCTATGCCAGATATTGGCAAGAACTTGTCAGAATTCATGACAAATCTTCAACCATTTATTAATGGATGTAGAACAATCGATAAATCCGTATTAACAGGTGTTACTATATTAACAGCTGCAATACTTGAAATAACAGCTGCAAATCTATATGCGAACATATGTAAATTCTTAACACTAGGTTCTTCATTTGGAGATCTAGGTACAGAATTGTCTGAATTTATGAATAATGCAAAAGACTTTATAGATGGATCTCAAAGATTAAAACCAGAATCAATGAAAGGATTTTCTATATTAGCTGACACTATTATTAAAATCACAGCCGCCGGATTCTTAGACTCTATAACTAAATGGTTAAGTGGTCAATCTTCTTTATCTACTTTTGCTACTGAATTAGTAGTATTTGGTAAAGGATTAAAAGAATTTTCTTCAACTGTTGACGGTATAAATAGTGGTGCTATAATCGAAGCTGCTAGAGCTGCAGATGGTTTAGTTGAGCTATCAAATAAAGTACCTAATAGAGGTGGTTTAAAACAATTCTTTGGTGGTAGACAATCGTTAATGATATTTGGTGGAGAACTTAAAGCATTTGGTGAAGGTATCAAACAATTTTCTGATGCTATAGCTGGTATTAATGTTCAAAATATAGATAAAGCCATCGGTTCAGCAGATAAATTAATAGAACTATCTAACAAAGTTCCAAATCGTAAAGGTATGGGACAATGGTTCAATGGAAAAAAATCACTCAAAGTATTTGGTGGTGAACTTGAAGCATTTGCTGATGGTTTAAAAGCTTTCTCTGATAAAGTTGCAGGATTAGATTTAAAGAACATGACTTATGCTACTAAAGCAGCAGATGTGTTAATAGATCTATGTAATAAAGTACCTAATAGAGCTGGTATGGCTCAATGGTTCACTGGTAAACAATCACTTGAATTATTTGGTGGTGAATTAGAGGCATTCGGAAAAGGTG